CGGCGCGCGCCCGGCGCCGCCCCGACGGCGGCCGGCGTTGAGTACCTCACCCACGGCCAGCTCATCGCCGGCGTCCAGGAGGGCGCGATCGGCGGGCTCGTGTCCTGGTCTGGCCTGGGCTCGCTCACCCGCGGCCAGATCCTGGAGACCCTCGCGGCCGCCGGGCTCGACGCCAAGCTCGCCCCCAAGGCGCGCACCGCGCACGCCCAGGCCGGCCACGTTCTCAACCGCCTGAACCTCGACGGCTACGTGGTCCGCGCGATCCCGGTGTCGGAGCGCAAGGCGCTCGAGACCTGGCGCGCGCGGTGGAACATCGCGCGCGTCACGACCAAGGCCGGCGTGGGCGAGAGCGCGGGCTCCGTCGCGATGGTCGCCGACCTCGACGCGACCGGCGTGCTCACCATCGCCCATGGCGAGACCGACGGCGACTCGATCGAGTTGTCGCGGGTCACCCGCGACGCCTTCGCTCGCCGCGTCGCCTCGGAGATCTTCACCGCGGCGGAGGTGACCGACTGGCTCGCCGGCGTGGTCCGCACGACGTGGCGCGGCGTGAAGCTGGGCGGGTCGTGGTTCGTGCCGTCGGAGCACGTCGACGCCGCGGAGGCGCTGTGTACCGTCCTCTCCCGCGGCTGGGGCACGGCTTGGATGGTCCCCGCGATCCCGCTCACGAACTCGGGCAAGCTCCGGGCCTCGCTCGCCGGCTCGCTCGTCGGCGAGGCCGCCGCGGTCCTGGGCGATCTCCAGGCCGCCCAACTCGAGGCCGCCGCCGCCGGGAAGCCGCTCGGCGACAAGATCGCGACGAACCTCCAGACCCGCCTGGAGACCGTCCGGGAGCGGATCGTCTCGTTCGCCGCCGTGCTCGGCGCCGATGTCCTGGGCGACGTCCGCGCCCGCGTCCAGGCCGCGATCGCCTCGCTCGACGGCGTGGCCTCGGACATCTCGCAGCGGTTCGCCCTCATCTTCGAGGAGCTGGCGCGCTAGCCAACCGCCGACCCTGGCCTCGCGGCTACGCCCCCGGCGCGAGGCCAGGGCCGAATTCTACGAATTCGGCAACTCTCATATTGACCACGTATGACGTTTCGTCGTACGTATTGGTCATGCCGAACACGAACGACTCCGCCGCCACCCTCACCCTCTTCGCCGATGGCACCTACCCGCCTGGGCCATCGCGGCGGGCGCCGAGACCGTCACGCTCGCCACCCACAACCCCCTGCCGGAGTGACCCGGCCGCCTCTCCCCGGAGGCCGCAAGGCCTCCTCCCTCTCGCACCTCGATCTCCTGGAGACCCTTCCCATGACCGCATCGCCCGACTTCGCCGCATCCGCTGCCATCGCGCACATCACCGCGCACATCAACATCACGGTCACGCCGTACGAGGGCACCGACTTTCCAGAAGCGGAGCGCTGGGCGAGCTACGCCCAGGCCGCGATCGCCGACGCGCACGACGGCTACATGGTGGAGGTGGAGGAGGGCCGGGCGAACGCCGTGCACGCCTACGACGCGGCCGGCGAGCGGGATGACGACCTGAGCGAGGCCGTGCTCTCGTCGCTCACCGACTTGTGGGAAGCGTTCTGTGCCGACGGCTACAAGGCGCATGGCGCCACGCCTGGCGACGCGGACGGCGTCGGCGCGGCCACCGCCTATATCGTGGCCTCGCTCGGGACGCCCTCCATGTGCGTCGAGACCGTGGGCGCCATGGACTACGACGTGATGGTGCGGATCGGCGACGACGGCGACGAGGTGGCCGGCGAGGTCACGCTCTGCCCGCATCCTCGTGATGGAATGCTTGGCATGTGGGGCGACCTCGACAACTGGCTCTCCGGCTCGCTCGTCGCCGTCGTGCGAGCGCTCGGCAAGGCCGCCGGCGACGCCCTCGCCGACGCGATCGCGACCGCGTGCGTCGGCGATGACGCGCTGGTGACCATCGAGCTGGAGGACGTCGCTGGCACCGCCGTGGCGGCCTCGGTCGATGGCGAGGAGCTGGGCGGCGAGGGGTAGCGGAGGATAGACTAACGCGCGACTCATGTTGACTCGCCATGCCTGAGTCTGATATCAATCAGTCATGGCGAGCGAGCACACGGTAGAGGACGCGATGGGGCCACCGTGCGCGGCTCTACTCGGTAGACCTGGTCTCGGGCGATGCCCCGGACGCCTCGCTCTCCGAGCTGGTCGACTACGTGGTGCGCGCGACCGACCACGACTCGTGCGCGCTCGGCGGTCGCCGGTGACCGCGCGCTGTGACGCCTCGTGCCCCGCGTGCGGCGGCGCTGGCTACGTCACCCGCACCGCGCGGCTCGCCGTCGGCGGCGCGCCGGTGGCGACGACGACCTACACCACCGAATGCCCACGCGCCGTCGCGCGCGACCTCTTCGCCCCGCGCGCCAAGCGCGAGATCGGGATCCGACCATGACCGCCGAGTCCGCTGCCTACATCGTCGACGAGTGCCGCCGCGCGTGGGACACGGCCGCGCAGATCGACCGCCAGGCCAGCTCGCTCCCGCCCGAGATTCGCTCCGAGGTGAGCGAGGCCGCGTTCCGCCTGCGCGGCGCCATCGACCACCGCTACAGCGAGGGCCGGCTCCACGGCTCCCTGGCCGACACGCCCAGCGCTCACCTCCACGCGCCGGTGTCCCGTGACCCGGTCTACCTGGCGGGCTATGGCCACGCCCTCCTCGTCGTCGCGGGTGCCTACCCGTACTGATTTCTGCGATTCTCATGTTGACTCGGCATGCGCGATGACTATGATAAGTCATGTCGAGAATGTCGAACGCGAACGAGACCCCCACCGCCGCTAAGGACGCGAAGGCCTCCGCGATGGTTGTGAAGCACGGCGCCTGGGGCGCCTGGACGGCCGCGAACCGGAACTCCTCGAACTCGGAGGGGGATCGCGCCGCATATTGGGATGGCGTGGCGAACGCGATTTTCGCGGCGCACACGAACGTCATCCGAACCGCGCTAGCGACTCGTCGCGCGCGCTAGCCACGAAAGGCACCCGCCATGATCGCCACCTCTGCTCTCGTCGATCTCAGTCACACCGGCGCGGCCTCGCCCGCGGCGGATGACGTCCTCTCCCTCGCGCTCACCCGGGCCGGCGTGGTCGGCCACGAGGTCACGATGATCGAGGCCCGCGGGGGCGTCGATTTCGTGCCGCTCGCGCTGGTCGTCGCGAACGACAGCGCGGGCCGCTGGGCCGGAACGGAGGCCCAGGCGCGCGCGCTCGCGGCCGCGCTCGACCGCGGCTCCCTCATGCCGGCGATCGCCGCGATTGGTCCGCTCTCGCTCGAGGATCTCTGGCACATCGGCGCGCTCGTCGAGACCGCCGCGTGTCTCCGCTCCGAGCCTGGCGAGCACGACGGATCGGGCTGGTTCACCGACTGGATCGAGGCCAAGGCGGGCGCGGTCCAGTATGGGATCGCTCGCGTCGACCCGATCCCGGATGCATGGTCCGTGACCTGGCATGCGCTCGAGGGGGACACGGTCCGCGGCGCGGACGTCCTGATCGGTGACGGCAGCACCGCCCCGCGCCTCCTGGCCGACGGCGCCGCGCGCGCGCTCCCCGCGGGCGTCGACTGGCGGATCGAGGTGTTCGGCGAGGCGCACGCGCTGGTCGGCGTCGCCGCCGCGCGCGACGGCGTGGTCTCGAGCTGGCTCGACGTCGGCCCGATCCCGGCGCCCGGCCCAGCGCCGAGCCGCCTCCTCGGCAAGCTCCTCCCCGTCCTCGCGCTCGTCCTCCTCGTGCTCGGCGCGTGCGTCGGCGAGGACGGTCCGGTCGCTGGGCCCGACGGCGGCGGAGTCGACGCGATCGCCAACTCGGCGGACGCCCGGCCCGCGGACGCCCGGCCGCGCCCGGATGCGGCGCCGCCCGCCGACGCGGAGATCCTGGGCGACTGCGCGGTGACGTGCGTGGGCCAGGATCTCTCGCCCTGGGGTACCGAGTACACCGTGTGTCGCCCGAGCTATGCCCGGTGCCTGGCGGAGCCGCGGTGCTCCGACGTGTGCGCCGGGCCGCTCACGTGTTCGTCCCCGACGAACTGTCAGTGTGACGTCGCTGGCGCCATGACCTCGTGCGTGGCCGGGAATGGGCCATGAGTAAGTCACGGCTCACGGATAGCCAAATCTTCGTCCTCCTCACCGCCGTGGAGTCTCCGAACGGCTCCGTTCCGTCGTCGATCCTCTGTAGCGCCGGCGCCAAGGGGCACCGGAAGTCCGGCGGAGTCGTCGCATGGGTTGCCTTCCCCACGATGGCGGCGGCCAATGGCCTCGCTCGTCGAGGCCTCATGAAGCCGATCGCGAACGCTGGCGCATTCCTCCTCACGGAGGAGGGCCGGATCGCGCTGGCGGATGCGCATGAGCGGGTCGCCGAACTCGTCGATCGGACCAAGTCCTACGAGATCCGCGCTCGCGGCCGCGCTGGAGCCCACGTCGTGAGCGACAAGACCGGGATCTCGTGGACCGATGCGACGTGGAACCTCTTCCGGGGTTGCTCTCGGGTCTCCGAGGGATGCCGTCACTGCTACGCGGAGAGCATCGCGAAGCGTTTCAGCGGGCCGGGCCAGCCGTACGCGGGCCTCGTGCGGTTCGGGCGGCGCGAGCGCCCGCACGCGGCGACGCTGCGATCGATCGGGATCCGCGGCACGGAGGAGGTGCCGATCGGCTGGAATGGCGAGGTCCGCCTGATCCCGACCTCGATCTTTCAGCCGATGCGCTGGACGCGGCCGCGCCGGATCTTCGTCAACTCGATGTCCGACATGTTTCACGAGCGCCTGTCGAACGAGGAGATCGCGATCGCGTTCGGCGTCATGGCGGCCGCGCCGTGGCACACGTTTCAGATCCTCACCAAGCGCGCCGCGCGGATGCATGAGTGGTTCGCGTGGATCGCCGAGACCGTCGGCCCGTGCACGTCGGCGATCCTCGCGTTCGTACTCGAGGCCGCGGCGAAGGCCGCCGCGACGTTCAACCTCAAGATCCCGCGCGGCCGCAAGGCGAGCGGACCGCAGGCGACGTGGCCGCTCGCCAACGTCTGGCTCGGTGTCTCTGTCGAGAACCAGGCCGCGGCGGGCGAGCGCGTCAACGCGCTCCTCGCGACGCCGGCGGCGATCCGGTTCATCTCGTGTGAGCCGCTCCTCGGTCCGGTCGACCTCGCCGAGTTCTTCGATCCGTGCGCGGTGCCGTGCGGCGAGGACGGGACCGATACGCTCGACTGGATCATCGCGGGATGCGAGAGCGGCGCCGGCGCGCGTGCGTGCGATGTGGCGTGGCTGCGATCGCTCCGCGATCAGGCGGGTGCCGAGTCGGTCCCGTTCTTCCTGAAGCAGGCCGTTGAGCCAACGCCCCACGATCAGCCCGCCGGGCTACTCGCCGGGATCCGCCATTTCCCGGCACGTGGCCCGGGGAAGGATGGCTCCAAGCGCAAGCGCGGCGGAGTGATCGAGTTGCCCTACCTCGACGGCTCGCAGTGGGCGGAGTTCCCGGCGGTGCGGCCGTGATCGCCTTCACGCACCACGCCGTCGAGCGCTACCGCGAGCGCTACGCCCCCGAGATGTCGACCCGCCAGGCGCGCGCCGCGCTCGAGGAGGCCGCCGCGGGCGGCGACGTCGTCACCCTCCGCGAGCGCACGATCCTTGGCGATGAACAACGATCGATCCCATCGCTCGGGATCATCCTCGTCGTGAAGCGAGACGCCGGCTCGACGGATGAGGTCGCGGTGACGGTACTCCCCGCGCACGGGCCGCGCCGTGCGCCGGTCGACGCCGCGATCCACGAGCGCGCCGCGGAGGTCCGCGCGCGGCTCGAGGAGCTACGCGCGAAGCGCGCGACCGCGGAGATCGCCGTCAAGGCCGCCGGCGCGTTGCCCGGTCTCCACGTCGCGGACCGCAACCGGAAGCAGGCGGCGATCGCGGGCGCCAAGGCCACGTCCAACGTGTTCGCCAAGATGATCCAGCTCCTCGAGCACGAGGCCCGGATCGTCGCGCCGATGGCAAAGGCGATCATGCATGAGGCGACGATGGGGAACACGGCGAGCCAGGCGAAGGCCGTGGCCCGCATCGCGATCCGCGCGCTCGTCGCGATCCGCCAGGCTGCGACCGATGCGACGGACCGTGATGCCTCGTGGTCACTCGATGGAATCGAGGGCGCGATCACGGAAGCGATGGACGAGATCGCTTCGCTCTCGCCCGGCATGCTCACGCCGACGTTCTACAACTGGCGCGACCCGAAGGATCCGACGTGAGCTGGCGCGCGATCACCACGATCGTGCTGCGCTGCGATGGCGACGGATGCGATCACGACATCGCGATCGAGGCCCGCAACGTCACCGCGGCGCGCAGGATCGCGATCGGGCGCGGCTGGAGCTGGCGCCTGCGGCCGCGCGTCACGCGCTCGGGTCCATGCGCCGATCTCGACTTCTGCCCGGCCTGCGCTGGGCGCGACACCACAACGAACGGGAGGACACCATCATGAGCGACGACGAGAATAACGACCCCATCCCCGACCAGCCCGCGCCGGTCACCGCCCACGACACGATTCGGATCACGGCCGACGTGCCGTCGATCCGCCGCGAGGAGCTGATCGAGTGCATGGCCTCGCGCATCCTGGGCGAGGCCGCAGGCTACGACGACGAGGGGAACGAGATCCCGGCCTCGGACTACTGGCATCGCAAACGGATCGGGGTGCGCCTCCGCGAGTACCTCAACAAACGGCTCGATGAGGCGATCGGCGCCGCCGTCAAAGCCGCGTTCGATGAGCTGGTGACGGCGAAGATCAGCGCGATGATCGAGGTCGTGATCGCGGAGGGATGGCAGCAAACCGACAACTACGGCCGCCCCACCGGGCGCGTGGCCGGACTCAAGGATCGGATCAGCGCCATCCTCGACAGGACCGACAACCACAACAACGCGTCGTTCGTGACGCGCACGATCACGGATGCCGTCGCCACGACGATGCGAGGAGAACTCCAGCCGGTGATCGACAAGGCCCGCGCGGACCTCAAGGCCAAGGTGGATGGCGCCATCCTCGACAGGCTCGCCCAGGCGATGCGGGCCGCGCTTGGCATGACCGCCGGGTAGCGTTTCGGGGAGGCGCGGCACGCTCGGCCGGAGATGCGCCGAGCCCCGCTAGCGCAGTAGGGGGCGGCCACGCCCGACAGAGCGGCCACGCCACATGAGAGCCCGCTCGGCCCGTCGGCAACGTCGCAGAGCCGCGGATCGATCCGGTCGGCCACCGCGTCGATCGCCGCGCCTCCCCACCTTTCAGATCGCGCCCACGCGCACGATCTTGGACCGGCGGATCTCGACGTCGCCCCAGTCTTGATCGTGGTGCTCCCACGTGTAGCCGTCGCTCTCGATCACACCCGGTCGCTTGCCGTTCGGCCCGCGGCACTGGACCACGCGGAGCGTGGAGTAGTCGCCGGCGACGTAGACCCGCGGGACGTCGACGATGATCGAGACGTGGCCGATCCAGCGGCGATCGCCATGGCCGGTGTCGTTCGCGTGGCCGTCGGCGTACCAGATCGACCGGTACACGAGGAGGTCGCCCGGCATCGGGCGATCGTCGGCGGTCACGAGCGTGACCAGCTCGTGCCGGTGGAGGGCGTCCTCGACGAGCGAGTCCGTGTTGACGTCGTCGGAGACCGTCGACCACGAGCCATGGTTGAACCCGGCGCGGTGCGGCGCGATCCGCCAGCACCAGAGCGCGAAGGCCGAGCAATCCGCGCCGATCACGCCCACTCCATGCTTGGGAGGACCCCACGGGACATCGGGGACCTCCGCACGCATGCCCTCCTGCCATCCTCCGGCACTGAGCTGGTAGGCGCCGTGCCCCACGCACGAGCGCGCGCGCGCGACGGCATCGAGAGCGAGATTAGATCGGGTGACCGCGGGGAGGAGCATCCCAGACCGTGACCGAAAAGATCGAACCCGGCACGATCTCGAGGGGAGTGGAGACCGTGGCCGGGTTCGGTGCCGAGCGCTCGCCGACGCTGTAGCCCGCCCGGTGTGCCATCGGGCGGCGGCGATGTCAACGGCGTTCGACGTGCGCGCCGACCTCGTCCAGCGCGTAGCCCAGGAGGGTGACCGCGCGGGTCAACTCGACCGAGGCTCCAGCCATCTCCACATGACGTCGAGCGACCGGCTCATCCGCGGCCCGACTACGACCCGCTCGCCGGTGGTCGCGCGAAACACGACCTGATTCCGGTCGATCGGCGTGAGCGCCTTGATCTCCGTGTAGTCCTGGCACTCGAACACGCACGACATCGGGCCATCGTTGCCATGCATGAGGCCGCGGACGAAGCGACAGACCGGCCGATTCCCGGCGGCGGCCCCCAGGGATTCGCGCTCGTAGCCGTCGCGCGTGCGCCACACGGCCATCCGAGGCACGAGCGCGAGGATCGGATCGCCCGGCTCCCACGGCGCCGCGGTGTGCGCGGCCATCTGCTGATCGTCGATCGGCACGGTCTCGTGGAACGTGACCATCGCGTTACACGACTCGGTCCCTGGAGTGACGGAGACGATCACGCCGATGCGGGTCCCCTCCGTGTTGTAGAGCTTGCCGGCGACCTGATCGCCTACGCGTGCCTCGGTTCCATCCTTGTAGTGCATCGAGAATCCTCCTGTGGTGAGGAGCGGAGCCTACCCCGAAACGACCAAGGGCCCGAGCATCACACTCGGGCCCTTCCGCCGTCCGCCGGGTTCGTATCCCGATCAGATCCTACGGCGCGGGCGCCACTGGCGCAACGATGGCCTCATGGCACGTGCGATAGGCGTCGCGCGCGTAGCGCTCGAGGCGCTCCATCCGCACGATCACCGCGATCGCCTCGTTCGCCGCGAAGCAGAGGCCGCGCGGGAGGTCCGCGCACGTCACGCGCGCGGGCCACGGCTTGGCGATCAGCGCCGATGGATCATCGATCGGGCACGGTGACGGGGCCCGGATCGTCACCGGCGGCGGGCTTGGGTGCCGGCACGCCAGCATGGTGATCCCACACATCAGGAGCCATGACGCCGTCACCGATGGTCGCGATCGTGGTGTCGAGTGCATCCTCTGCATCCTTCCGGCCCGCCTGGGCCGCGGCGATCTGGCGCTCGGCGACGTCCGCGCGCGCGGCCTGCGCGGCGGCCTGGCCCTGCGCGGCGGCGGTCTCGAGCGCGCCGACCCTCGCGACCAGCCGCGATCGATCGAGCAACGCGATCGCCAGCGCGATCCAACCGGCGAGCCCGAGCCCGCCCGCGATCGCGTCGAGGGGGCTCACGCGCTCGCCGCGACCGGATGGAGCACGAGCGCGACCGCCGCGACCAGCGGGCCGGCGAGGGTCGACCAGCTCGCGCCGGTCATGCCCTGATCGAACACGGCCGCCGCGAAGCCACTCACCGCCGTGATCGCGGCGAGCCGGCGGCCGGTCGCGAGCCATCCCACGTGGCCACTGGCCTTGATCGCGGCGCCGGCGAGGAGGAACACGGCCAGCGCGATCACCGCGATCAGCCCGGCGTGGCCCTTGGCGTCCTTGAGCGCCTGGATCACGGCGCCGGGATCGTCGATCGAGGGCACGCTCTCATGCGGTGAGGTTGCGATCCCGGTGGGAGCGGAGGCCGCCCCGGCGCCCGCGTCCACCGCGCCGATCGCGGTACCTCCGTCATCGGCGAACGCGGCGCCAGCGACTGGCAGCGCGAGGAACACGGACAGGAGGGCGAGGATGGCGAGCTTGCGGGCGTAGTGAGTCATCCGCGAACCGTACTCGCGTATGCCAGACCACGCAAATCAGCCGGGCCAGATGGGCGTGACGTCGGCGAGGTCGGCGGCCAGCGCGAGGCACTCATCGGTAATCTCGTCGACGTCGGCGGCCATGGCCTCGCGGGCGCGCTGCGACTCGCGGATCGCGGCGCGCACCGGATCGAGCACTGGCTCCGTGCGTGCGCGGGCGCGCGCCTCGCGGGCAACCGTGCGGATGCGCTCGGTGGTCGACACGGCGGACCTCACGCTACCGCCCCCGGGAGGTTTCGATCACGGTGCGGAGCGCGATCGCGTGCTCGTGATACTTGTCCGTCACGGACCGTGTGGTCGCCCCCATCTCGACGGCGATCGCCCGGATCTCCTCCCGCCACTCCTGATCGCGCTCGCGCATGAGCTTGATCGCCGCCTCGCGCTCCTCGTCCGCATCCGCCCGCGCGGCCGCGACGCGGGCCTCCGCGTTCGAGCGGGCGGCCTCGACGCGCGTCTCCGCGTTGCTCCGCGCCGCCTCGACGCGCGCATCGCATTCCGTGCGCGACTTGCTGATCTCCGAGGAGGCCCAGCGCCACACGAGGATCATTCCGACGAGGAACACGCCGGCCATGAGCCCGAGCGGGCCGTAGATCACGCCCCAGTCGGTGCCGGTGACGTCGTGCCCGACGCTGGGGAACTCGGGGGCCATGTATCCGACCATACCGTTTCAGGCTTTGGAGGTCGATCACCATGGCGCAAGGCTACCGCATCACCCCGGAGGGGTGAATCAGGAGATCAGGCGCCGCCGGTGTACGTGGTCGGGTTGAGCGGGCCGGTCGCCACGATCACGCGTCGCACGAGGCCGCTGATCTCCGATGCGCCCGCGGCGTGACCGATCTCGATCCGCGTGGGGGCCACGGTGCCGGGCGTCCAGATCGCGGTGCGGCCAGCGGCGGCGCCCGCGGCGTTGCGGACCTCCGAGAACGAGGCCGGCGTCGGCCAGAGCCCGATCCGCGCCCACCGGCCGCGCTGGGCCGTGACCGTCGCGAACGTCGCGACCGGCGTGTTCCCGGACGTCGACGCCGCGGCCCCGTCGTAGTGCGCGAGGTCGACGCGGCCCGCGGCGCCGATGTGCAGGCGCCGCCGATCGTTGTCGTTCGAGGTCTGGCGGAGGTTGAGGATCGTGCCGGCGGCCGGCCCGCTCGCGGTGAGCGCGAACTCGGCGTAGATCTCACCGTCGCCGTTGTACTGCGCGGACATCGTCGGCGACGCCGTGAGCCGCGAGGCCTGCGAGACCGATCCGATCGTGCCGTTCACGGCGTCGAGCGCGAGCGCGATCGGCTGGATCTGCGTCGAGCCCGCGGCGCCGATCTGGCCCACGTAGATCTTGGGCGACACCACGATGTCGCCCGCCGTCGCGCCGCCGGTCGCGTAGAACCGGAACGTCCCCGTCGCGGTCGGGTTCGTCCAGGTGAACGTGTGCGCGACCCGCACCCATGTCGTGCGCGTGGTGGCGGTGAACGAGTAGGTATCGATCACGGTGCCGGCCGACGAGACCAACTCCACCTTGATCGTGTTCGCGGCGCCCGATGGGTTCCGGTAGTACCAGATCATGGTGGGGTTGCCGGCGCCGAGCGCGACGAGCGCGAGCGCGAGGTAGTCGGTCGTGGGGCCGCCGCTCGCGTGGTGCACGTTGATCGCGTTGTAGAACCCGTCGGGCCCTTGCACGCGCCGCGTGAGCACGGCGCCCGCGCCGGACGTCCAGTAGGTGGCGTTCTCCTGATCGAGGCACGGCGTGAGGTTCGTCAGATCGCCCTGGACCGCGGCGCCCCAGCCGTTGCCTCCGTCGGCGGTCATCGCGGTGCCGTCGTAGCCCAACGCGACCTGCGAGGCGCCCCACGTGCCGATCGTCTCGCCGTCGATGTCCACCGGCCCGCGCGTCGCGAGCGGGCCATCGCGATCGAGGATCGAGATCGCGCCGCTCGGGTCATCGCCGAACGCCCACAGGCTCGCGACCTCGCCGGCGGAGAGCGCGACGCCGCGCCAGATCCAGAGGCGCGCGATCTGGCCGCGCATCGTGGTCTGTGACGTCGAGGCCCGCCCGATGCGGAACGACTCGCCCGCGATCGCGATCTCGCCCATGCCGGCCGTTGAGGTCGTGTGATCCGTGCCGTCCTCGTCGATCACGTGGAGGAGCGCGGCGCCGGCGTCGTAGACCAGCGCGACGAGGTGCGGGGCGCCATCGTTGATCACGACGGCGCCGGTCGCGGTCTTGGTCGACGAGGCGCCGCCGAGCACGGCGCGCGCGTTGCCCCCGGTCTCGAGCTGGAGCGACCAGCCCTTGCCTCCGGTCGACATGCGCCCGAGGATCCCGCGCGTCGCGGCGAGGTTGCTCTCGCCATCCATCTTGACGATCGCGATCGCGGTGAACGACTCGGCGGTGGCGAAGTTCATCGCGGTGGTGTTCGCGTAGGTGGCGACGTCCTCCGCGCTCGCGTCGGCCGGGAACTCGACGCATGTGTCCGTGACGCGCTCGAGGTCGCCGCTCCACGGCCCCACGATCTTCGCGTCCAGCTTCACGTGCGCCCCGGCGGTCATCTCGAGGTCGCCGATCAGCGCGCGCGCCGCGGCGAAGTCCCACCCGTAGCCGGGCGACGCGAGCGCGGGGAAGGCCACCGCGAACTGCGCCGCCGATCGCGGCATCGGCTGATCGGGCACCTCGTCGAAGCGCAGATCGATCACCTGATCCGGGTCCAGCGCCTTGTGCACGCGGACCACGACGTCATCGATCGCCGCGCACCAGTCCAGCGCCGAGTGCGCGCCGGTGACGAAATCCACACGCACCTTGGCGGTGGCGGCCGGGAGCACGAGCGCCAGCTCGCGCCGCGCCCAGGCGTTCGCGTTGCCGGACCCGATCACCTCCGCGCCGGTGGTCGCCGTCGCGATCACGACGTTCGATCCGTCGAGCGCGATCAGCTTGACCTCGCCGGTGTCGTGGCTCGTGTTCGAGCCGCCGACCTCGCCGCGCGCGCACTCGAGCACGGCGGTCCCGTACTCGTAGCCAGCGGTCAACGTGACGTCCTGGCGGAGCGTGCCGGCCACGGTGGCATCCGCGCACCAGCCGCCCGCGTAGGGGTTGGTCGCGACCGCCGCGAACGTGCCCGAGATCGTGGACCACGACGTGAGCGCGCCCGCCTCGAACGTGCCGTTGGCGATCAGGTTGGCGGTGAAGCGCCCGACGCGGAGCGTGATGTTCGTGCACGCCGAATCGGGATCGAGCGCGGTCCCGTCCGAGCCCGAGCCCACCACGCCGGTCGCCTTGATCGTGACCTTGAGCGCGGCCGTGCCGGCGGGGAGTGCCGCATAGGCCAACTCGTAGCGCGTCCAGGTCGTGAGCGACGGCGTGACCGTCGTGGTCGCGGTCGTGCCGAGGTGAGCGCCGGCCGAGTCCAGCGCCTCCACGCTCGCGGTGAGCGTGTCGTCGGAGTCGGCGTTGTAGTTCTTGCCGTAGAACCACAGCACGGCGGCCATGCCATCGGCGAGGTAGCCCGCGACGTCGACGGTCTCCGTGATCTCGAGGTTCGCGCCGAAAGCGTTGTCGATGAGGTAGCGCCCGCCGGTGTCGGGCGGCGATGCCGTCGAGGCGATCGGCGTCCCGCTCACGGTCGACCACTGGCTCAGGGCATCGGCGAAGTCCCCGTTGCTCACGAGGTTGCGCCAGTGATAGGCCGTGATCGTGATCGCCGGATCCTGCCAGGACCACCCGGTGTCACTCTGCGTTCGCACCGCGACGTCGATCGCGCCGTGGCCCGCGCGCCCGAGCGGGATCCACTCCGCCTGCGGATCGCCGAGCCCGCCCAGGCTCGCGTGCGCGATCGCGCGCAGGAGGGCCGGCGCGAGCGGGACCAACCCGAGCTTGGTCCCGCGGACGTCCCACGTCGTATCCGCGGTCGTGGTCTCGGCGGCCGCGTCGCCGCGCGTGATCGTCGTGCTCGCGCGCGCGCGAGAGAGCCACGTCAGATCGATCGCCGCCGTCGCGAGCGCCGCGGGCGTCTTGCTGGTCGCGGTGCCCTGCTTCGCGATCTTGAGGTCCGCGACCGGATACGCGCGGGCCGCGCGTGTGAAGCCATCGTCGCGCCCGATCGTGATCGCGTCGGTGGGCTGGTCGGTCGCTGGCGTGAGCCGGCCCGAGCTGGACGAGGGCAAGAGGCGCGCGACGATCTCTGGATCGAGGACGTCGAACGTCATGCCGGAGAGCCGGCACGGCGTGAGCCCCCAGGGCGTGCGCGCCAGGAAGTAGAGCCGCTCGCCGGCGACGTGCGCCACGGCGGCCGTGTCGAGGAGGCCGCGCCAGATCCGCTCGATCTTGCCGGTGCCGTCGCCGTTGTCGGTGAACGACTCGAACGCGATGATCTCGTCCCCGAACCGCACGAGGCCATGGCCGGCGTACGTGATGCGGCCCGAGACCAGCCCGGTTTCGATCCGATCGGGGTAGACCAGCCCGACGAGATCGATCCCGGTGACCGTGTCGTAGGGGTCGAGCGTGCGCGCGTAGTCGATCGAGGCCGTCGCGGTCGCGGGGAACGCCGGCACCGCGGCCACGTCGTCGACGAACGAGGCGCCGCCATCCAGGCTGATCTGGGGCGTCACCGCCAGGTCGTTCGCCGCGGCCACCGCGAGGTACCACAGGCGTTGCGCGTCCTCGTCCGTGATCTCCCCGTTCGTCCGGGCGTGGTGCTGGAGCCACCACGGGGCCTCATCGACGACCCGCGCGGTGATCGGCGTCGCCGGCGTGAGCGCCACGATCGGGCGGGCCGGAAACGTGAGCGTGCCGCTCGTGACGGCGAAGATGTCCTCCGTGGCCGTGATCGAGATCTGGCCGTCGCGGAGCGTGCCGAGGTCGATGCGGGACACGCGCATCACGCGCAGGACTACGCCGTACTTCGCCCACGAGAACCGAAAGAGATCGTTCGGGCGGAGGAGGTAGGCGTCGCGGTTCACGATCATCTTGAGGCGCCGGAGCGGGCGCGAGGCCGCGCGCAACTCGCGGTAGCACAGCACCTGCGCCTGCGCGGCGTTGGTCACGCCGGGGAACGAGACCGCGCTCGCCGTCACCTTGCCCTGGGCGGAGATCGAGGCGTCGTCTGTCTCGATCACGGTGCGCGTCGTGTACGCGGCGTCGCGATCGTTGAACGTCGCCGTCATCTGGTTCGGCGTCTCCTCCCACGTCGAGGTGGTCCATTCCTCGACGGCGATGATGTTGCCCTCGTCGAAGATCGGGAGCGAGCCGGCGGTGTAGTCCTCGCGCACGAGGCGGAGGTGAACGAGGCGATCGGTCGGATCGATGTAGAGCCCGCCGTCGATCTGATCGAGCACGACGCGCACGGCCTCACGGAGCGAGCGCGAGTCGCCGAAGATCATCGAGAACCCGTTGCCCTCCGCGGCCAAGACCTGGCCGGCGTCCACGAACGACTGCGCGTGCATCATGCTGGTCGGGATGCCGCCGCGCCCCCACGGGTTCGTCATGAGGTCCCACAGCACGTTCGCCGGGTTCGCGTCGCCGCCGTTGATCGCGCCCAGGTAGGCGCCGAGCGAGGCCGTCGGATCGATCGCGCCCGCGCAGTCCGCGATCAACTCGAACGAGTACGCGTCCGGTTGCGGCGACATGCCGAGCGGCCAGCCGTTGTTGGCGCCGGTGTTCGTCGCGAAGAACGCGAGGTTTGCGATCCCGGCGTAGTCGGGCAAGAGCGCTGCGCTCGGCGCCGTCGGGTCCGACGTCCAGCCGTTTACCCATCCGAAGTGCCCGCCGTTCTGCGCCAGCGGGAGATCGCCAAGATCGCCGCCGTACCAGGACGCGTCACCGCTGATCCCGCCGCCGGTGATGTGGAGCTGGTCGATGTTCGTGTTTCCGTCGAGCGAGAACCCCACGAGCTTGTCGTTGACGTAGGCGCTGCGAATCTTGGCGAACGTGCCGCCGGGGATCCCAAGCGACATCTGAAACGCGATCGCGTACTCGTAGCCGCTCACGGGCCCGCGGAGCTGGACGCCGATCAGCGGGATCGGCACCTCCTGATAGACCGCCTCCGTGTGGAGGCCGCCGCGCCAGATCACGTTGGGCGAGCGGTGGCGAACCCGGCCGTAGAACAGCGGGATCGGATCGCCCTCGCGCGCGGTTGGGAACGACAACTCGTCGGCGCGGCGGTGGTCGCGCGCGACGTCATCCGCCGTGAGCTGGCGATAGCGGCTGTAAACAAAGAGGCCGGCCTCGAGCGCCAGCTCCGCGAGGAGGAGAAACATCAGAGACCTCGCAATCCGCCGGTGAACATGTTCTCCGACGGGATGTAGGGAAAGCCGGTGAAGTGCTTCACGTTGTTCCACTTCGCCGAGCACACCTCGACGGTGCGGCGACACCCGGCGTAGAGGTAGACCGTGCGCACCGGCGAGAGGAGGTTCGCGATCGGGAGGCGGTCCTTGATCTCGATCGTCGTGCCGACCTGCGACACGATCATGCGCCGCTCGCCGGTCGCGACGTCGAGGAGCTGGCCGCTCGTGTACCAGTCATCCGGGTTCCCGCCGACACCGGCGACGGTGAAGATCCGCGGGTTGCTCGTCGTGCCGGCGATCGTCGTCGACGTGAAGCCGATCAGCGGCGAGAGCGTGCACCGCGCGTCAAAGAGCTGGTGCATGCACTGGAGCTGATAGCGCTTGCTCGGCACCGGCGCGTCGAGCGCGTCGTCGAGGACGGACGGCACGCGGATCCGGGCCGTGTTCCCGGTGAGCGCGATCGAGGTCACCCGGGCGAACCACACGCCCAGCGCGACGCCGCTCACGCGCTGGTAGAGCGAGAGGAGGAGGGTCATGCCCTGCGCGGGCATATCGGTCCCCTGCTCTACGACGAACGGGAGATCGTAGGGCGCCTCGATCGAGAACTCGGGCGGGTCAGAGGTGCCCGGCGCGCCCAGCGAGGAGCTTTGGAGCGGCGCCGGCGTGTAGCTGTGGCCGCCGTAGCTGATCGCGTCCGCCGCCGACGTGTAGCGGTAGACCAGCGAGCCCGCCGTGAACTCATACAACTCGACGGGGCGGCTTCCTGCGATGCTTTTCTCGTCGGTGTCGTACGACATGAGACCTCATCCGGCGGGGATCGTGGAGAACGCTAGCGCGAGGTCGCCGACGAGGCCCGCTTGCCACTCGGTCACGACCTCGTCCGTGTTGAGGCGGACCGGATCCATCATGGACACCATCGTGACCGCGGTCCCGGACACGGCCGAGCACGTCACCGATTGTGTGCCGTTGCCGTTGTCGACGGCGGCGGAGGCCTTCGTGTACTCGACCGAGCCGTCCGCGTGCGCGAGCTGGAGCCAGCGGAAGCCGTCCGGGTACCACACGCCGGCGTAGTCCACGGCATCGGTCACGAGGAGCGTGGTCGCGCCCGGCGCGGGCTGGATCGAGAGCGCCAGGTCAGCGCGCCAGGTGGGGAGGAGCGCGCGGCCTTGCTTGCCGTAGAGCGTGGCGGCCAGCAGTTTCCACCACTGGCGATCCGTCGGCCCGTCGACGGTCCAGCGATGGCCGCGCTGGATCGCGGGCGACGTGCGGTCCGTGCGCACCTCGAACGCGCCGCCGTAGTCGATCACGATCAGGTCATCGGTCGTTTGCTCGCCGGTCGGCGATCCGCCCTCGTCGCGCTCGGCCGGGTACGTGACCACCGGGATCCCGTCGAACGTCGTCAGCGTGGCGCCGGTGCCGATCGTCGTGCGGAGGGTCGTCGCCTGGCCGCCCACCGTGAGGATGCCGTCGCCCTGGGCGTAGCGCGCGAGCGGCTGGCCGTCGGCCATCGAGATCTGGCGGAGCGGGACCACGTCGGAGCCCGCCGCGAACGCGAGGCCGGCGGTGGGGAGGGCGTCGATCGTGATCGTGTTGAGGCCGGGCGTGCCGGGCGCGATCGCGGAGATCACGCCGCCGTAGGCCTGATCGGCGCCGTTGCGCACGAGCACGCTTACGCCGACTGCGAACGCGTCCGATCGCGTCGTGTCGATGCTGATCGTGTAGGCCGTGATCGCGGCGAGCGCCGGGAGCGCCTCGTGCTCCTCGGGCAAGAGCACAGGCGTGGCGCCGATCGCGTAGAGCACGCCGCGCATCTCGGCGGCCTCGATCGCGTCGAGGTGATAGGTCGCCTCGTAGGCCTCGCGCGGGTACGCGGCGAGCGCGCGGCGATGCTCGGCGCCGTTCGCGCTCGTGAGCACGTCCGTGATCCACTTCGCGGTGTGCCGGTACGAGGACGGCGGCCGCGTCGCGAGGATGTAGCCGATCGCGCTGGGCGGCGCCGGCGGCGCACCCCCACCGAAACCATCCGCGAGGAGGAGGTAGCCGCCGCTCATCGGATCAGCCGTTGATCACGTAGAACACGTCACCGTTCGAGGGGGCGCCGGTGAAGCCGGACGCGAACGTCAACGTCTTCGTCGAGCCGTCGTAGGCCGTGCACTTCTTGACCTGGCGCGCGAGCGTGCCGGTCGCGAACGTGATGAAGCAGTCCTTGTAGTGATCCGTGGTGGTCTCGGTGAGGTCGGTCGTGAACGCGGTCGCCGTGAGCGTGCCGGTGATCGCCTTGCGGCCGGGCAACTCGGGCATGTCCGCATCCGCCATGAGCACGAACGTCGTGGTGTTGTCGGGCGACGTGCCGAGCCAGGGCTCGTTGAGGGTCGCGACCTTGGTCGATCCGATGTAGTCGACGATCCGCCGCGCGTTGCCGGCGCCGGTACCGCCCGTGAGGATCGCGAGCATGCCGACGTAGATGTCATCGGTGGCGCTCGCGCCCGCGTCGAGCGTGATCGCCTGCGCCGCGCCCGCCTGGGCCGTGTTCGCGCGCATGATGCCGAGCGACAACCGGGTGTCGCTCGCGAGCGCGGCGAGGTTGATCGCGCTGGCCGCGATTGACGCCGCGTTGACGTCGCCGGTCGACTGCCGGATCGAGAACCCGATGACGCGATCGGCGCCGGCGATCCGCTTCGCGGTGAGGTTCCAACCGCGCGCGACGGGGAGGTCCGGCGTGAAGAACGAGTCATGCGCGCCCTTGATCGTGCAATCCCAGATCGGGAGTTGCGTGCCGGCGGCCACCGATGCCTCGTAGAGCTTGAACTGAAACTCATCCCCCGCGACGAGGTTGCTCATGTTGAGCAACGCGGACATGCGGCCCGCGGTCGTTTGCGCGGTGAGCGTGGTCCCGCCCGCGGGGAAGCTCCATTCCGTGGTGGAGATCGTCGGAGTGCCCTCGGTCAACGTCAGAGGAACGGTCATGGCATCAACCTCCGACCGCGTAGGCGGCCATCGAGAATCCGGTCATCAGGGTTGAGGACTGTTGAGCGCGACCGTAGACCAGATCGCCAGGCACCGCCTTCGCGAACGCCCCGGCGTAGTTCGCGGAGATGCATTCGGTGGACGCGCTCGAGGAGAACTGATCGACGATCGGTGTCCGCTTGTTCGAGGCGTCGCCGATGCCCAGGTCGATGTGCCAGGCGCCCGAATTCATCGCGGCATTGTTGATCCCGAGGCCGACTTGCCAGAACCACGGCCGATCGCCCGCGGCTACCGTGCCGAGTTGCGTCCAGGCGCCCTCTGAGGCGGTGCCGGGCGTGACGGCGGTGCCCGAACTCGACGCCGGCGTCGAGCCGTAGGTCCGCACGTAGTGACCGACGCGGATCAGGTCGGGGCGGGACGGCTTGATCATGCACTTCGCGCCGACCGCGACGGTGCCGACGGTCGCATTGTTGACTGACGCTTTCGCGCCGATCGAGGTGCCCGCCTTGATGAATAGGGGGAACCAGTAGGCGATCCCGCCCGGCACCGCGGCGGACGTGCCGTACTGGCCAGGACACGGCGCGAGGAGGTCGACGATGAAGTCCGTGAACGAGGTGCCGCCCGCGGCGTCGAGCCCGATCGTCACGATCATGTCGCGCGCGGCCGCCGACACGAACCCGTTCGTGATTAGGATCCACAGGCCCCACACGTCCGAGGCAACGGCCGAGAGCACGGACACATAGGAGCCATACGTGTTGTTGCCGGGCGTGACGGTGACGCCGGGCCCCAGGCCAGGCGCGCCCGACACGCTCGAGATCACGTCGCCGTATTCATTGACATCGACAGGTTGAAGCATGGGATCAGCCCCTCCGGGCGCGGAGCGCGGCGCGCGCCATCTCCGGGCGCGACGCGATCGAGTTGATGACGTGCGAGGCGCCCTCGGGCGTCGCGAGGATCTGAGGCACGAGGCGCGGGTCCAGGACGTTCACCGCGGTGAGCCGCACGACCGGCGCGAGGCCGCCGCCGCCTCCGCCGTTGCCGCGCGAGGCCGCCGCGATCTGTTGCGCCGGCGTCTCCACGGTCACGCGCTCGCCGCGCGTCGCGCGGAACATCTGGAGTTCGTTATCCGTCGAGCCCGAGCCGCCCACCATGTATTGGATGCCGGTCGCGTGGCCGGGAATGCGGCCCGCGTTGGCCGCGGCGAACGCGCCCGCGGCGCCGCCCGCCGACCCGAGCCCGAGGATCCCGATCAACCGGGCGAACGCCTGATCCAGGAGGATCTTAGTCAGCATGCGGAAGATCGATTCGGTGAGGTCGGCGAACGAGGCTTTGCCGGTGACCACGAGGTCGACCAGCTTGTCCTCGATCTGGCCGAACACGTCGACGAAGGCCTCCTTGATAGCGACGCCGGCGGCCTTGGCGTGGCCGGCGATCTCGGAGAACGCCTTGCGCATGCCCTCGAGCGGCGAACGATCGTCGGCGCCCTTGGCGAGCGCGAGGCCCGCGTCGTAGAGCGATTGCTTACCGGCGGCCAGATCCGCCTGCATCTTGTCGCCAAGCTCCGACGTCTTGCCGATGCTCGCGGCGTAGTGCTCGTTTGAGATGTCCGCCCGGATTTGCTCCGCGCGCGCCTGGGCCTCGAGTTCGGCGGTGATCGAGCGCTCGCGATCGATGAGCTTGCTCTTGCCGGCCTCCTCCGCCGCCACGTTCGCGATCGTGGCCACGCGGATCTCGTTCGCCTCGGCCATCGTGATCTTGTTCGCGTGGACCGCGCGCTCCAGGATGCCGTAGGCCGTGGCGAGCTTGAGCGCGGCGTCGCTGGCCGCGTTCTGGCGGCCCTCGAGCGAGGCCAGCTCGCGATCGAGCGCCTTGGATTCCGTCGCGGCCTGGCGCGCCTCGCGCTGGAGGCGTTGGACGAGCGCGACGGTCGTGCGGGCCTGATCGCGCGCGATCGTGCCGATCTGCCGGGCCGTCGCCGCCTGGATCGCGTCGATCTCGTGCTTGATCTGGCCGACGAGCGCGGCCGCGGTGACCAACTCGGTGACCTGGCGGCTCACGTCGACGGCCACGAACGCCTGGGCGATGTCGGTCGTGCGCTTGATCTGGTCGCCCAGGTTGAGCATGAGCCCCGCCTGTAGCGCCGTGACCTCCGTGCCGTCCTTGAGCGCGGCGCGGAGCCGCCCGAGCGCGAAGGCCTGATTCCAGGTGAGGCGCACCTCCTCCTCGTGCTGGTGCTGTGCGCGCTCCATGGCCTCACGGAAGTCCCCAAACGCCTCGCTCGTGATGCCGAGCCAGTCCGTGAGGCCGCCGAGCGACGACCCGACCAGCTTGAGGCCGGAGTCGACGAGGCCGAGGACGCCGATCGCCATCGTCAGCGGGTTGAGCAGGAGCAGCACGGAGCCAGCGGCCTCCGCCCACACGTTCTCCGTGAAGAACGAGAGGACGCCCTTGATCTCGTCGCCGAAGAGGACGAACGCGGCGACAGCCGCGCTCACGCCGATGATGAGCATGCCGAGCGGGTTCGAGGCGATCGCGACGTCGAGCGCGAGGATCCCCTCGATCGCGGCGCGCACGGCGCCCAGCGCGAACTTGACGCCCAGCGCGATCGACACGAACTCGATCACCTTGCCGAGGGTGTCCATGTGGTCGGCGAGGAACGACAGGACGTTGGCGAGTCCGCTCGCGAGCCCGCTCTCCGTGAGCAACTCGCCCGAGAACTTCTCCGCCGCGTTCTTGAGCCGCACGAGGCTCTGGCCGACAGTCTCCGTGGTCTTGCCGAACTTCTGATCCACGTCGCCGCGCACGCGATCGAGCGCGTTGACGATCATGTCGGCGGTGAGCTTGCCCTTCTCGCCCAGCTCGCGGAGCGCGCCGACCGACACGCCCAGGCCCTTCGCGATCGCCTGGCCGAGCGCGGGCACGTCCTCGAGCGCGGCGCGGAGATCCTGGCCGCGGAGTGCCCCCGCGGAGAGGCCCTGGGCGAGTTGGCGGAGGCCGTTCTCCGCCTCCTTGCCGGTCACGCCGGACTCGACGGCCAGCTCATTCAACTCCTTGGTCAACGCGATCCGGTGGCGCTCGGTGAGCCCGAGATCTTGCGTCGCGTTCGTCAGTCGCTGGTAGGTCTCCGCGCTCGCCTCCCACGAAAAGCGGGTCTCCTGCGAGACCTGAAAGAGCTGGTCGCTCACGCTCTTGAGGTCCGCCTCCCCATCGGTCACGAGGCGGATCCGGTTCTGGAGCCCGGTGTACGCGTCGGAGAGGTGGATCACCTCGCCCACGCCCAGCGTGGCCACGATGCCGGCGATCGCGCCGCCGGTGCCGCCGCCGCCACCGCTCGCCTTGGTCCGCGCGGCACCCAACTCCACCTGCGTCGTGATCTCCGCCTGGAGCGCGGCGCGTTGCTCGGCGGAGACCGCGACGCCGGCTTGCTTGAGCCGGTTCTCTGTCGCGATCAGCTTGGCGGAGATCTCGCGCTCGCGATCGTTGACCCGCATCGTGGCGGTCTCGGCGGCCAACTCGACGATCACCTTTTGGTAGGTGAGGGTCTCCGCCTCGAGCGCCACGCGCTTCATCTCGATCGTACGGATCGCCTCCTTGTCCGTGATGATGCCGGCGAGCTGGGCGCGCGTCGCAAGCTCCGTGACCTCGTAGAGCGCGTTTTCGCGCGCGATCACCGGGTTGAGCTGGCCTTCGAGCGCGCGAAACTGGCGTGCCAGTTTCTCCACCGAATCGAGCGCCTGTTGTTGCGCCGCCGCCGTCGCCTTCGCCGCCGCGATTACCTGATCCGCGCCGACCTTGTAGCCGGTGGGGTTGAGGATCGCGTTCGTGACGAAATCAGGCATGGGCTCAACCTCGACGGCCGCGCGGGGGCGGCTTCTGCGGTGCCTTCGGGGGGGGCGGGTGCGCGACGTGCCACGCCCGCTCGGCGGTGTCCATGGCGCGGATGATCACGTGGATCGCATCGGCAAGGATAGGGTCTTCCGCGGCGCCGTGCCGGTCGATCCAGAGCTGGATCGCCGTCCATGGGATAAGCCCTGGCCCGTTGAACCCCTCAGGGCGGCACGTTGCCAGATCCCTATACGCACGGACGAAAAAGAGATCGCCTTCGTCGAGGTCCGGGCGGTTCTCGAGGTGCGTACGCAGGAACGCAGGAAGCTGGGGCGGAGGCGCTGATCGGTCGTGGTCGATGGCGTCGGCCACGGCCTTGTCGCGGAGGTCGAGCACGCCGCGATACGGCGTGAGCGCGAGTTCCCACTCGACCACCGCCGCTAGTTTTTTGCGACGGCCTCGACGTTCGCGTGCGTGAAGTTGGCCTCGTCAGAGCAGAACGCGATCACGCGGTCCACGATCTGATCCGGGAGGCCAGGCTTGGGCTTGCCATCGGGCCCCTTGGCGTCCTCGGGCGCGAACAACTCCTCACAGGCGCTGATCGAGAACGGGACCTCACGCGGCCCGTTGGGCGTGGTCTCGTAGACGTTCGCCCAGCCCTTGACGACGAGCGCGGGGGCCAACTTGCGGAAGCGCGCGCGCGCCTCGCGGTTCGCGCGGAGCCATTCCTCCGTGGTCATCGCGGCGCGCTGCTTCGCGCGCTGGAGCGCGACGGCGGCGATCTTGCGCGAATACTCGACGTTCTTTTCGCCGGTGCTCACGACGAAGAGGACGGGCGTGCACCCATCCGGCTTGGGGTTGCCGTCGGGCGCCAGCTCCTGGCCGTGGACGGTAATCTCCGGGATCGTGAGCCGCGCCGTGAGCGTGGCGTCGGTGGCTAGGTTGGCGAGGTGCGAGAAATCGGGCATGGGGTCTGAGTCCTCCTGCGCGCACCGTAGCAGGCGCGCGGCGCCGCCGAAAATGCGAACGGCCCGGACCTCACGATCCGAGCCGCGAACACGCCGGAGGCGCGCACGACGCGCGCCGGGGGACCGGGAGGACTCCCTCGGGGACCGGCGGCCCCGAATCAGATCGGGATGTACGGGAAGAGGCTGATCGACATCGCGTAGGGATAGAGCGCCTGCGACTTGACCGGCGTCAGCTCAAATTGCTGCGTCACGAGATCGTTGTCGGGTTGCGTGAGCGCGCCGCCACCGGCGCGCGCGTCGGGCACGTCGAAGTAGATCGCGCCGTCGCCCAGGCCGCGGAGGCAGAAACCGAACCCGAGCGACGTGTTATTGCGGATCGCGGAGAGGAGGAGCGAGTCGGTGAAGACACCGACGCACGCGATCTTGATCCCGAACCGGCCGAGCACGTTGCGGCTCGCGCCCAGCGACCCCAGGTACTTTTTCGGGTTCACGTTGTCGCTGATCGTCATGGTCACGGTCTCGAACCACGATCCGTCCGTGGAGAGCGCGGCCTCCGCTTGCGTGATCATGCGGAGCCGCGGCATGTCGGAGACCGTCGCGATCAGCGTGTTCGCGACGACGGAGTTCGGCGTCGACGCGCCCGCGAGCCGCGAGCCGGCCGCGACCGGCGCCGGCGAGTCCAGGCCCTTGAACGAGGCCTTGAGCGTGGCCTTGTTCGTCGTGGGCGCCGTGAGCACGAGCTGGTCCAGCTTCTGCCCTTTGGAGTAGTGATACAGGAGGAGGTCGTTATAGGCCGCCTCGAACGAGACCGAGCGATCGAGGAACGACGTCGACGTGCGCGCGACCGGGCGGAGCCAGGCGCCGTAGAACAGGCGGATCGTGAGGCCGGTGCCGGTCTCGTCGACGAGCGCGGAGCCCGGCCCGCGGTCGAGAGACAGGGCGCCGGCGGCGATCGCGGTGATCCGCCAGAAGCCGCGGTTGACCGAGTTCGTGAACGTGAACGCGGCACCCGAGGCGAGGTCGCCGATGTAGATCTCCTGGCCGACGGAGATCGGCAAGAGCGTGAAGTTGAGCACCGTGCTCGTGATCTTCTGGCCGCTCGCCACGACGTTGAGATCGTTCACGGCCGCCTGGACGCCGCACACCTCAAGCTGCGCGTTCTGGACCACGCTCGTGGTCTCGGCGGCCAGGCCGGCGGCCTTCACCAGCACGGTGGTCGACGAGCCCGCCAGGAGCTTCAAACCGTTGTTCGCGGCGAGCGCGAAGCCGCGCGCGACCACGAGCGTGTTGTTGGGCCAGTCGCCGCCCGCGCTGGTCACGTAGCCGGTGCCGGTCACCGACGTGATCGTGCTCGTGCCGGTGGTCCAGCGCGCGGTGGGGTTGGCGACGGTGCCGCGCTTGGCGGTCACGCACAACGCCATCTCGAGGAGATCCTCGCACGCGTCGTACATCATGTCGGACTCGTACTCGACGCCGGCGTCGAGATCGATCACCGAGCCGGGGCGCTCCTGGCGATCGGGCGTGACCGGCATCCGGGCCACCGTCTTGATCTCGGCGCCCGCCTTCCACGATCCGGGGTTGGGCTCGATCGACTTCCACAGCGTGCCGGACACGCCGATCGCGCTCTCGATCGAGTAGCAAAAAGAGACGTCTGCGGCGTTTTGCTCGGGCATGGCTGGGCTCCTGTCAGTGGGTCTCGTAGTACCGAAACGGGGCCTGGACGGTCACGGCGTACCATTTCGCGCCGTCGAAACCGAGGGTGATGATCCGCGCGGCGTCGAACACCATCGCGGCGTTGATGCGCACGCCCTCGAACATGAGGCGCGCGCGCTTGGCGAGCTTGTTCGCGACGTCCGCGCCATCGGGCGGGGCGAACACCTGGATCCACACGTTGGCCTCGCGCGCGAAGCGATGGGCGCCGGCGTCGGTCATGGCACGGATGCGCGACGCGGTCTCGCGCGTGCTCACGCGGATCCACGGCACGCCCTCCGGCTCCGCCATGGTCTCGTCGTCGAGGTTGATCGGCGTGAGCGGCGCGCCCAGGCCGTCCACCCACAACGTGAGCACGCGCGCGAACGCGAGCCGCGTCGCCTCGTCCCATTCGACGGACGCCAGCGTGGGCGCCGGCGACGGCGGGATCGGCGGGATGACGACGGCGTCATCGCTGGCGAGGAGGAGGAGGCTCATCCGTTCACGACCACGAACGCGTCGAGGTTGGCGGGGGCGGCGGAGAACCCGGCCGTGAACGAGAGGACGCCCGCGGCGTAGCCGGTGATCTTCTGGACCTCGCCCGCGAGCGCGCCGGTCACGAACCGACAGTGGGCCTCGTTCTTGAGCGCGTTCGACGCGATCGCCAGGTTCGTGGTGAACGCGGCGGCGGTGAGCGTGCCGGTCACGGCCGCGCCGACGAGGATCGGGTCGGGCCGGAGCGCGGTGAGGCCGGCGCGGATCGGGTCGTACGGATCGTGCGCCACGACGTCGACGACCTCGCGCCGCGTCTCCATGCCGCTCGCCGTGAACACGAACACGGTGGGCCCATACACGTTCACGTCGCTGGCGCCCGGCGTGTAGTAGCAGACGCCGCGCGCGAGGGAGAGGCTCGGTTGCGTGATGCCGGCGTTGCTGATCCCGCCCGATCCGGCGCCGGCCTGCGAGGTCCCGTCGGCCTTGATCACCGCGACGGTGAACGTCAAGGCGGACGCGTCCAGCGCGACCTGGAGATCGACGCTGGAGGCCGCAAAGAGCGGGATCCCGCGGGTCGTGGTGTTGAGCTTGATCCGTTGCATAGGGCTCCTACGCGGCCGCCTTGATGACGACCTGGATCGTAGCCTGCAACGTGATGATCGCGTGCGATCCTGTGCGCGCCGCGCGCGTGCCGTGCACCGGCATCGCGTCGGCGATGATCGATAGCTTCTGATTCGCGGGTCCGTACGAGTCGATCGCGAGGCTGGCCTCCTGGCCGCCATCCATCGTGAGCGCGTTGAGGCCGCTCGCGTGGTGACCGTGGAACGCGATCACGAGGCACCGATCGAGCGACGTCACCACGGACGGGAGCGACATTCCGACGACGAACGCGTTATTGACGTTCGAGGTCACCGCCACGATCGCGGCGCCGTCGAGCGCGGCGCCGTTGATGGTCACGATCTTGGCGCACCGTCGTTGCTGCGAGCCGCCCGCGATCGTCGGGTTGCCCTGGCCCTTGTAGTAACGCCAATAGACCGCCGTGTAACAGCGCACGCCGCTACTCAGGGACACCACGGGCGATCCCGCGATCTCGACGAATCCCTGTGCGTCGGAGAGCGTGGGCACCTCCAGGATGCCGCCCGCACAGACCGCCAAGAGCTGGAGTTCGTCGATCAGCGCCGGCGTCGCGTGCGGCTTCACGCTCGCGCCGATCGTGCCCGACGACACGCACGGGTTCGTGACGGCGCGGATCGAGGGACACCCGCTCACACGCTCGTCGGGCAGGAGGTAGCCGAGCGCGCGCGCTTGCGTCCAGGCGAGCCGGGTGCCGACCGTCCAATAGCTCTCCTGGGGGTAGTGGACGCCGTCGCCGCCGAGCAAGACATCGTCCAGGTCGATGAGCCAGACGTAGGACGGATGATCGGCGGCGAACTGTGCTTGCGCCGCGCGCACGAGCGCGCGCCCGGAGGCCGTGATCGCGGCGCCCGTCGCGGCCGCGTTGAGCCGCATGAGCCAGATCCGGCACCCGGGGAAGTCCGTGCGGAGCTTCCCGCCGAGCGTGGTCAGTCGCGCGTAGTAGTTCCCGCCGCGCGTGTCGTCGACGGCGTCCGCCTCGCCATGCCAGAGGTGGACGTCCGAGATCAGATGGCCCGTCGCGGCCTCCTGCGCGCGCGCGTACGTGACCATCCGTGAGTAGTTGGCGTCGAGGAGGATCGTGTCGATCTCGACGCCGGCCACGGCCATCTTGCTTTGCTGGAGCACGGACGCGGCCACGCCAAGCTGAATCGCGGCGCGCGCGTAGCCCAGCTCGGCGCCGGCATCCGGCGGGCTCGCGGCGTAGGGCTGGACGTCGCGGCGCGGCTGGGCGGAGGAGGGCCACGCGAACGAGATCGCGGTGTCGATCTGCGACGCCGCATAGGGCACCGCCGCGCGGAGGCCGTTGTCGGTCGTCACGCTCGCGCCGGTGTAGCCCAGCGCGTTGCTCTGGCCGATCCAGAGGGGATGGGTCACGCGCGGGCGCACCTGGCGCCGCACCAGCTCATCGCGGTTGTTGAGGGTCCAGGGCCCTGGCGTGGCTAGCGAGTTCACGTCGGGCCTCGCGGCCGGAGCGACTCGCGGATCTCCTGGCGATCGCGGCGGGCCGGCGAGTAGGTCGGGCCCTGGACGAGCGTCCCGCGCCGCGGCGTGAGCGTTTTCTCGCCCGCACGCGTCGCGATCGCGCGCTCGACCGCGATCTCGACGAAGCCGGCCGGGGCCTTGTGGCTCGTGCCGTAGTTCAGCCACCGCACGTAGGGCACCGGGTTAGCGATGACGATCGATCCGCGCTCGAGGGTGTAGGCCGCGATCGCGGCGAGGCCAGCCGCCGCGGCGCCGGGGCTGGCCTGAGGGTTCGAGTCGATGAAGCCGGGGATCCAGTTGGCCGCGGCCCACCCCGTATCGATCGGCGTGTCGTGCGTGAGGTTGGCGTGAACCTCGAACGCGAGCGCGACCATCTCGCGCTCCAGGTGGCGCTTGAGGTCGGCGGTGATCGCGGCGAGCTGGTCGTCGAGGGAGACAACCGGCCCGCTCGAGGGGAGCGCCATCGTGGGGGCCGCCGTTACCGGCGCCTCCCGATCAGCTCGCCGCCGTGGCGGGTGTCTTGCCGGCCTTGGCGGCGCGCTCGGCGAGCTTGGCCCGGAGCTTGGCCTCCGCCTCGATCTCCTCGCGGCGCGCCTTGGCGTCCGCGAGCGCGAGCGGGTTTGGCTCGCCGAACTCGATCCGTCCGCCGCGCCACATCGTCCAGATCTCGAGCTGGGGGAGATCCTTCACCGGGAAGGGTTCCCCGATGAGGTACTCCTTGCCGGCGTACCGGAAATCCGCGACCGCATACGCGCCCTTGTCGGGCTGAAAGAGCGGATCCACGCCCGTGCTGGTGTTCTGATCCATCGTGACCTCCCGGTGCCTGGCGGGTTCGCTGCCAGGTGGAGCGCGGCGCGACCGGCGCCGGCGGTGTCTGTCACGCGCGGGCGAGAGCCGCCCGCGTCACGATCAGGAGAGGACGCCCTCGCACCAGAACCCGGCGTCCGGCGCGACGATCACGGCGTCGTTCGCGATCTCGATCTCGTAGCGCTGGGCGCCCTTGGTGAGCGGCACGACCTCGCGGGTGATCACCTGGCCCTGCGCGCCCGCGCCCAGGTAGCTCGTCCAGTTGAACGTGTAGCCCGCGCTCGGCTCCAGCGGCGACGGCGCGGCCGGCACGTAGAGCCCGAGCACGCCCGTGGTGGCGATCAGCGCGGGCACGCCGGTGAGGCCCTTCTTGGCGGTGTTCTTGATCCCGAGCCCGACGCGGATCTTGATCGGGAACTCCGGCGTCGAGAGCAACTGCTCCATGCCGGTCATGACCTTGCCCGGATCGGCCATCGCGGGCCCGCCCGGCGTCTGGCCGGCGGTGAACCGCGAGACGATCTTCGGGTGCACCATGATGCGCTCCCAGACGTCCTCCGAAAACGCGATCTGGTTCACTCGGTATCCGAACGACGCGAGCCGCTGGGCCTGGAGCGTGCGCCGCAGATCGCGGATCGGGTCCGAGGCGTCATCCGCCCACGAGAGCCAGCGTGAGCCGGTGGCGCCGGTGTTCGTCGGCGAGCCGCCCGCGTTGAAGTAGCGCTCCGTCGACCACACGCCCGTCTTCCACGCGATCGCGATGAAGCGGGTCTCGCGGTTGAGGAGCGCCTTGTTGGTGCACAGGCCCGCGGCCGCGCGATCGACGTCGACGTTCGACGCGTTCGCGCGCATCTGCGGCCCGATGTCGGTGTGCCACGCGAACACGCGCGTCGCGTAGTCGCGCGTCGAGGTGTCGAACCCGCCGCCCGCGGACTCGGCGCCGTCCGCGCGCTCCTCCATGTCGTCGCTGAAGAACGCGGCCGGGTCGTAGTACCGATACTTGCCCTGCTGGAGCTTGACGGGGCAGTCCGGGAACATCGTGTTCAAGAACCCGGCCCCGTTCTTGATCATGTAGGCCACGGACATGTCCGTGATCTCGGGGCGGATGTACACGTCGCCCGGGTCGGGCGAGCCCTTGTGGATATGCTCGAGGTAGCTCATGGCGGGGGTCTCCGGTGGAGGTGAGGAGGCGTGGAGTACAGGGCGGTGCGGTGGTGGAGAGCCCCGCGCGCGGGGCGCGGCGATCAGTTGAAGGTGAGACCCGAGCTGGCGATCTCGTTCCACGCCACACCGTCCCAGACGGCGTAGAGGAACGAGGTCGTCGCGGTCCAGCCCGTGGTGCTCACCGACGCGAGCACACCGAGCTTCGTCCGGTACTTGCCGGTGAGGGTGCCGATGGGCGAGGTCGACGCCACCGACTGCGAGACGTGGATGATCTCGCCGGGGACGTTGCCGTCCTGGAGCGCGCCCGACACGGTGCCGGTCACGGACAGGTCGATGTTCTCCACCATGTTGCCCGGCGCCGCCGTGCCGACCACGTAGGTCTTGGCGCCGGCGCGGTGCTTTTCGATCACGTGCCAGCCGGTGGCGGTCCACTCCAGCACGAGGAACTGGCCGACGGCGCCCAGCTTGAACACGCCGGCGCCGGACTCGCCGGGGACCGGCGTGGTGATCGTGAGCGTGCCGTCGGGGGTCGCCGTGGCCGACGTCACCTCGATGCGCTTGCGCTGGCCGACCGTGCGCCCGTCCGCGAGCGAGAACGCCATCGTTCCCGCGATCACGAGGTCGGTCTCCTCCGACAGGACGGTGATCGCACCGGCGGTCGACTGAACGTCGGTGCCGGCGACCACGACGACGGCCGAGCCGCCGCAGAGGATCGCCGACGCGATCGATCCGACGGTGCCCGCCTCCGTGCACTTCGCCACGCGCTTGCCGAGCGCGACATCACCGGCCACGCACGCGATGAAGCCGCCCGCGGTGTCGACCTTGAGATCGTCGCCGACCGCGATCGTCGCGCCCGCGCGCACGTAGACCTGGCCGGAGCCCACGGTCTGCCCGCGCGCGCGGTTGCCCGCGACGGTGACGTCCGCCGAGTAGAGGACGGCGTCGATCGTGCCGCCGGCCGAGGGGAGGTCCCACTGGCCGGACGAGTTGAGGGTGACGCCGGCGTACTTCTTGGTCGTGCCGGCGACGATCGCGGCCGCCAGCGCCGTTGAGACCGGCTTCGTCAGTGCGGGGGAGAGGTTCTCGTTCGACATAGCGGCTCCTGTGGAGGTGGCGGTGGGATCGGGAGAGGGCGGGGCGACGGAGATCAGGCGCTGGCGCGCGCGGAGGCCTGCGCGGCGCGATCTTCCTTGTCGATCTGGTCGTAGAGCGCGCGGGCCTCCGAGTCATGCTCGAGGAGCCACGCCTTCGCGACCGCGAGATCCTCACCGTTCTTGGCCGCGCGCTCGCGGGCCTTCTCGGTGAGCTTGGCGCGCGAGGTGCCGCCGGCGCCGGGCTGGGCGCCGCCGTTGAAGCCCGCCTGCTTCGTGAGCATCTGGACGGCCGCGTTCGCGCCCTTGAGCGCATCCATCGCGCCCTTGCGGAGCGCCTCGTCGCCGATCGCGGTCACCGACTTGATGATCGCGGTGTGCACGTCGCCCGTGCCGGCGAGGTAGGGGATGGTCTCGAGCGCGACCGCCTTCGCGATCGAGTCGGCGGCCTCGCCCTGGGCCTTGACGGTCGCATCGTGCGAGGCGTCGGCCATCTTGCACGCGGAGACCAGCGCGGTGGGGTCGCTCTTGCGGAGCACGGTGCCCGCGCTCTCGCCGTGGCGGATCGTATAGACCGGCGCATCGGCGGCGAGCGCGGCCTCGCGCTCGGGCGCGCTCTTGGCGACGAACGCGTCCGCGGCGAGCGCGGGGAGCTTGCCCAACCACGCCTTCTGCGCGTCGGTCATCTCGGCGAGCGCCAGCGCGCGGTTGTACTTGGCGAGTTCTTCGGGGGTCATCGGCATGGCGGCGGGCTCCGGGCTTGGGGGATCGATCGTGGGCGGTGCGTTGGGGTCGCGCGCCACGACGGCGACGCGGGGATCGGTGGGGGGCTCGGCGGGCTCGGCTTCATCGGTCGGGATCTCCGCCGCCTCGGGGCCCAGCTCGTGCGTGTGACCGTGCGACTCGGCGATCGTCACCTTGCCGTCGTCGCCGCAGATCCAGGCATGCGAGTGACCGAAGTCCCTGGCACCGCCGCCGCTCTCATACGAGGTGTCGCCGCTGGTCATGCGCTCGTCGTCGTAGCCGCACATCGACAGGCGATGCTGGTGCCCGGCGGTCGCGGTGGTGAGGAACACCGACTTGAGCAGTGGCGCGGCGAGCTTGGCGATCAGGACCGACCGTCCGGGCGCCGGACGCGTCGAGGTGCCGTCGGCGTTCTTGATGAGCGCGACGGTCGCCCACTCCTGGGCCGGGCGGTCGACCGCGCTTACCTCGTCCAGCCGCTTGAGGCGGAGGCGGTAGCGCTTGCCCTTCTGGCCCTTGTCGCTGCCATCCTTGGCCAGCGATACGAACCCAAGGCCCTTTTCGGTGCCGTCGGCGTCGATCTCGACGCGCTCGCCGAGCCCGCCGATCGAGAACGCCGGGAGGAGGCCGTCGGCCATCTCCTTCGCCAACTCCTCCGAGCCGGGGAGCATGCCGATGAGCCAGCCCAGCTTCTTGGTCGTGATGCCGAACGCGGCGGCCATCTCCGCGTCCAGCGGCATCGAGTGCACGATCTGGCCCGCGGCGCCGCCCTTGTGCATGCGCTTGGCGGTGCGGGTGCCTTGCATGAACGCCGTCGCGCAGTCGCGGAGCGAGTCCATGTCCACGTTGTCGCCCTGGAGATCGAAGTAGTCCTCGCCGTCGTAGTTCGCGACGACGGCGTGACCGTAGGCCACGCCACCCGCGACCTTGACGACGGTCCCCACGATCTGAACGCGCTTGGGCGGCATCTCGTGGCCACGCTAGCAGTAGCGTTTTCAGTACGCAAGAACGCTATGCGTAGCGTCCATGCCGGATTCGGACACTACCGGACCCGGATTACCTTCTGACAGCGGCAGTTGGCGCGCTCGTCCGCCGGGGCGGCGCGGTCGCCGGGGTAGCGGAGGGGGTTCCCCTGGCCCGAGAGGAACGGCTCGCCGTAGGCGCGGCGCTGGCCGTTCATCGACGCGTGCCAGAACCGCGTGCGCGGGGGGTGGCCGGCGAGCCACTCCGCGATGATCGCGTCCGCCTCGAGCGCGCCGGTCGCCACGGCCTGATCGATCCCGGCGTCCACGCCCTCGTGCACGGATGACAGCGCCTCCGTGCGCGCGACCACCTCCTGGCGATGATCGAGGCGGTTCGCGCTGTAGCGCGCGACGGCGCGATCGATCTGCTCCTGCGAGAGCCGGCGGCCACCGCGAGCCGCGGCATCGACGCGGCGATCGAACCGGAGATCGCGCAGCTCGTAGGTGAGCGCGTGCGCGTCGGCGGTCTCGAGCGCGCGCCGGTAGTTCGCGATGATCTCGTGGTCGTAGGTCGTGAGCCCGATCGTGTTGTGCACGGTCGTCGCGATCACGCGCGGGTTGTCGCCGGCGGCGATGCCCTCGCTCAGGATCGTGCGGGCCAGGTCGCGGGATTCCTCGCGGATCGATTGCACGACCTCGAGCGTGTTCGCCTGCATCGCCTGGATCGCGGCGTAGTTCGTGACGTCGTAGTGCAGGGCCAGGCTGGTCTGGCTCGACATGCTCGCGAGCACGTCGCTCGCGCTGGCCGCGAAGCGCGCGTTGATCTCGGCGGCGAACACGCGCGCGGCCGGGTCGACGTCGGCGACCACGTCAAAGGCGCCGTTCGCGATGGCGCGCTCGATCTCCTCGACGTCGTTCCGCGCCTTGAGCCACGCGACCATCTCCGCGAAGCGCTCGCCGATCGCGGCCTCCGAGAGATCGATCTGGGCGATCAGGCGATCGCGCGGCACGTCGCCGGCGTCGCGCTTGGCGAGCGTGATCACCGGCCGTGGACCTTCCACACGGCGCCGGCTGGATCGAGGACCGCGGAGACCACGCGCCAGATCTTGCCCTTGGCGTCGATGATCCGATCGTTCGCGACGATCTCGACGCCGGCGGCCACGCTCGCGCCGAACACGATGATCTGCCGGTCGCCCTCCACCACGTTCGACTGCGGCGTGTACGCGACCAGCCTGCGCGCGACGAAGCCGCGGACTGGGTAGGTCGTGCTGGTCGGGTTCGTGCCGGCGGCCTCCGCGCCCGGCGTGCGCGTGCCGGGCGTGACCTTCACGAGCGACGCGACCGCGCTCTCCGCGTCCTCGATCCCGAGGTCGGTAAAGGTGTCGTCGATGATGCCGGCGATGTCGACGCCTAGAAAGTCGGCCATGTCAGCACACCCGGTAGCGGTTCGGGATGCAGGTCACGTGACCGCTTTCGTCGGTACCGAACGCGGTCGCGCCGCCCACGCCGCTCGAGGTGCCGCCGGTGCCGCCGCCCTCGAGATAGGGCTCGAGCCATTCATCGACGGCGGTGGGGAGCCGCGTGCCGGCGATCGGTCGGAAGAACGAGACCGAGGTCCCGCTCGTCGCCGACACCTCAGAGATGTTGCTCGCGGTGCCCTGGGCCTGGCCGGCGACCTTGTCCGGGTTGAGGTAGATCGCGAGCGCCAGCTCGCAGGCGCCGTTGATGACGTCCTGGGGCACGATCGTTGACGACACGGCGTTGCCGTCGCGGTCGTCGAGGCCCGTGCGCGGGAATGGCAGCGACTGGCCGGGCGTGACCGGGTCGCCCTCCCACGTCATCTGCGAAAGCATCATGGTCGCGTTCACGAGCGCGATGTCCTGGACGGCGTCGGCGAGCGCGAGCCAGGTGGCGCCGCGCATCGAACCCGCGAAATAGCGCGCGGCGTCGGCGCGGTCGGCGAGGACGGGGAAGATGAAGCCGGAGATCGTGATCGGCGAGGTCATGCGGGCTCCTTGCGCGGCGCGGGCGCCGGCGGCTTGTTCGGGTCCTTGCTCGGCGGGGCGTTCGGATCGGTCGCGCCCGGCACCACGCGCGCCATCGCGCGACGCTGGAGCATGGCGGCTTGTTCGGCGCGCGCGATCACCTCCGGCGGGATCGCGGGGAGCCCGCCGCGCGTGCGCATGAGGTCGATCGCCGGATCGCCGTCGCGGAGCGGCTGGCCGCTCTGGGCCTGGGCGGTGATGATGTCCGCGGCCTCCTTGACATCGAACCCGGTCACAGACGAGGCGGTTGGGACCGGGGTCTTGTCCACCGGCTTGCCGTTGAGCGCCATCAACGGCATGAGGAGATCCTGCCGGACGGTCTCGCCGACCTCGCCGGCGGTGCCGTTGATCAGGTTCGCCATGCGCGTGCCCTTCTCTACGGCGGCCGCGTGCGAGCCGCCGCCGCCGCCGGTCGCGAGGAGGAGCACCTCCGCGTAGCAGACGATCGCGACGTCCTCGCGCTTGCGGCGGATTGCCTCGCCCAACTCCTTCTGCGAGCCCGCCTCCGTCGTCACGGTCTTGAGGTCCCACATGCGCATCGCCGACGGCGTGCCGTTGACGTCGAGCGAGCGGAACGGCGACGAGTCAACGGCCACGCCGCGCCCGCGGCTCACGACGTGGTTCTGTACGATCGACTTCATCGCGTCGATCGAGTCCTTGGCCTCCTTGGCGGACATCAGGTTGGCCTTCACGGCGGCCGCGATCTCGACATAGGGGATGTACGCGATCGGCGTGCCGCGGAGGTTGCCGTCAAAGCCGATCATCTCGATATCCTCGAACCGGAGCACCTGCTCTTTCGCGCGCACAATGTGCCGGATGATGCCGATGCCGTCCGGGCTCGACGTGAACGTCTGATCGGCTCGATAGATCAGCTTGGCCCGCGGGATCGGGCGCAACTTGAAATCCATCGGCGAGCGCTGGACGATGCCCACGATCCGGCCGTTCTCGTCCGGGATCCATTGCTCGATCGTCTCGTTCTCGCGGACCTCGACGTAGCCGATCCCGAGCCAGCCCGCGAGCGGGCCCTCCTCGATCTTGCGGAGACTCCACTCGCTGATCGAGAAATCCCAATGACGAAAGCGGGCGACGTTGCCCACGATCTCGCTCCACGTCGTCGAGGCCATGTGCACGAGCTGGCTCACGTCCTCGGCCATCTGGATCGCCTCGGGATCGTCCTTGTAGGGCGCCGGCGGCGCGAAGCTCCACTCCACGCCGCGGAGGAGGTCGTGGTACATGCGGATGCCGGCGGCGGCGATCTCGATGTTGATCACGGTGTCGAGGTACGTGCGATAGCGCGCGCGCCCGACCAACTCGGGGTTGGTCTCGCGGCTCGCCAGGTACCCGCCGATGAACTGCGCCACGCCCACGCCCATCGTCTCCGTGGGGTCGACCGTCTCCGGCATCGCGATTCCGGTGGGGCCAGCGATCACGGCGGGCACGGCCGGCGGCGACGCGACCTGATCGAGGCTCGTGCTGGACGCGGCCGGGCTCGAGAACATGGACGCCAGGGAACGGATGAACGATGGCATGGGGCCTCTCAGGTCGTGATCTCGATCGTGTACGCGCCGCCCACGGTACGCCGGACGGCGCGCGGGGCCAGCTTGGAAAATGCGCGGGTCGCGCCGTCGATCTGGTCGGAGATGCCGCTCTCGTGCCCGGTGAAGCTCTGGGCCTCGGAGATGAAGGCCGCGTTCCAATCGCCGCGCACAAGGTACAGGTTGCCGAGTTCGGCTTGTGCCGCCAAGGGCGCCGCGCGATCCGCCTTGCTCCCCGTCTCGGGGCTCGAGTGCACGTTGAACCCGGACAACGTCGCGCCGTAGTCCTCGAGCTGGACCACGCCGGCGGCGGCCGGATCCTTCGGGATCGAGATGACGACGTCGTAGCCGTCGTGCTCGGCGCGCGCGCGGAGCTTCTGGCGGACGGTGAGCGGGGTGCCGCGGAACCGCTCCACGTGTTCGATGAACCAGCGGTAGCGCGGGACGCCACCGGCCTGGATCTGCTCCTCGTCGCCCTCGAACGGGACGCGCCACAACTTCACGCCGGCGGACCACTTCGAGGCGAGCGAGATCGTGGCGGCGAAGTCCCACCCGCGGCACGCGATCGCGCCGAGCACGTGCGGGACGTAGTCCACGATCTGATAGCGCGACTCCTCGAGCGGAAAGATCGTGCCGCCCTCTTCGGTCGGGTTCTGATCGAGCTGGCCGGCCTCCGCGGCGAGCCCGCCCTCGATCCGTAGCTGGTCGCGTAGCTCGCCCTCCGCGCGCGCGGGGTAGCGCTCGGTGTTGAGCAACTCGCCTTCCGTCGAGCGCGGATCTCCGCCGCCGTATTGCGTGAGCGGCTCGAGGGCGGCGCCCTTCCATTGGTACTTGTGCTTGAGCGACCAGCGCATGGGGAGCGCGAGATGCACGTAGCCCAGGCGGATCGCCAGCGAGTAGGCATCGCGCGGATGCAGGCGCTGGCCGATCATCACGAGCGCGTCGCGGTCGGGCACCTTGAGGCGCGAGGGCAGAACCTTCGAGAACGAGCGCCGGGCCGCCGAGCGGTCCGCCTCGGACTCGGCGCCCATCACGGAGTGGATGTCGTCGGCGACCATGCGGTGACCGCGGCCGCCGGTGGCGGAGGTCAACGCGGTGACGGCGCGGAAGCCACCGCCGCGGATGATGAACCGCTTTTTGGCGCTCTGATCCTTGTAGAGCTGGACGCGATCGCCCCACAGGCGCTGATACAGCGGTGACGTGATCAACTCGCGACAGAGCCGGTTTTGTTCCGTGGCCATCTCGAGGTCGTGCGACGTCGCGAAGTGCGCGAGGTGCGGGCGGTTGAGCGGGCCCCACTCCCACGCCGGCCAGAACACGTTGGTAAGCGCGCTCTTGGAGAACCCCGGCGGGACGTTGATCAAGAGCCGGCGGATGTGGCCGTAGGTGACCGCCTCGAGATGGTCGCAGATCGCGTCGAACGCCCAGCCCCAGGCGCGGCGGTCCGGGATCACCTCGTGCCAGAGGAGCCCCACGAACGCGGCGAAGGAGGCCTCCGCCCGGCCCTTGGCGTCGGCGAGGAGCAGGGCGTCGGGATCGGTGAGCGCGAGGTCGATCAGATCCTCGTGCTCGGTCATCGTGAGCGGCGTGGTCGCCTTCGCCTTGGCGCCGTTGCCGCGGCGGGGCTTGCTGGGCGCGCGCTCGGCCCGGCCCTTCACGGTCTGGCGCACGGCGGCGATCCGGCGCGCGCGCGCGGAGAGCGGGCGGCCCACGATCAGGACTCCGGCGTGGGGAGCTTGGCGGCCGCGGTCTTGACGGCCTGAGCGACGGCCACGAGCGCGGCCCGCACCTCCGGCGAGATCTTTGACAGGTCGGGCAGGGCCGAGGTGCCGGCGAGGCTCACGCCGGACTCGTTCGGCTTGATGTCGACCGTGATCACGTTGAGGTTGTCGAGCGCGTTGAGGCGGTCGACGCACTCGTTCACGAGTTTGGCCGCGCGCACGGCGGCGCCGTGGTTCCCGGCTTTCTCGGCGAGGTCGGCAAGCCGGTGGGCGCGCAGGAGGTTCGCCCGCAGCACGCCGCGCCGTTGCGTGCGGGCGTGGGTGAGATCCTCCGCGTCAACCTTCGCCATCTCGCCGCGCAGGCGCTGGAGGTAGCTCCGCACCGTGCGCGTGTCGCAGGGGGGGAGGCCGATCGCCGGGTCGCCGGCGGCCACCTCCTCTTGGATGTCGCGCGAGTCGCGCCCCTTCGCCCATAGCTCGCGCACGAGGAGTTCGCGCGCGCGGATTGTGTGGTGTCCTCCCATGCCTCGAGCATGGCACGCGGCGCGGACGTCACGTAGCGTGATGCGTGCGCTATGCCCAGGGCATCGTGGCCTGGCGCCATCGCCGAACATCGCCGCGATCGTCACGCACCTGGCGCACGATGCCGGCGTACACCGGCGGTGGCGGCACCGGCTCCCACGGACACGCCTCCGCCTCGTCCTGCGTCGTGTGGTAGTGGCCGCACGACGCGCCGATGCCGTTCACGCGGTAGGCGATCATCTCGACGCCCTCGCGGCCCTCGGTCTCCGGGACCATGCCGAGCACGCGCCAGACCTTGCCCGCGCGCACGAACGGCCGCGAGGTTGTCATCGTCGCCGCCGCGGTGGCATCTCAGGCACGCCGGCGATGACGACGATCGCGGCGAGGATCAAGAACCAGCTCACAGCGGGCACGCGCTCCGATGTCGGGCCATGCCGACGAGGAGGCGGCCGGCGTCCTCCGCGGTGAAGCGCCGTTGCTGGATCGCGAAGTAGATCGGATCGCCGAGCGTGCGCGGGTCATCGCTCGCGCTCGCGAACGGGATCGCGCGCGCCTCGGGCAACGTCGCCGATGCATCGAGCGGCGGGCCCTCGACGAGGAACGAGGGACTCACGGTCCCGCTCATAGGAGGCTCGCGAGGTCGTCGATGGGCGTCGCCATGCTTGATTTCTTCTAGTCCTCTCATGTCTACCATCTATCACCTTGCGGCATTGACGGTCAACATAAGACGTCGCGTCATGCCGCGCTGGTCAGCTCCAGCGCCTTGCTGGCCTCGCGCTTCGCAGCCTTCCGGACGGCCATCTGGACCCGGTAGAACTCGCGGCACGTCGCGCACGAGGTGCCGCCGGGCGCGGCCGGGCCGTGGGACCACGCCTGATAGCAGATGCCGGCCGCGATCCGGGCGTCGCGCTGCTTCCCCTCGCTCGCGCGGCACTCGGCACAGCGGGCCTTGGCGCCGTCGCGCGGACGGCCACATCGACAGCAACCGGGCCCCGGCTTCCACGTCGACGGCTTCGTTCGCGGCTTGTACGGCCGGGCCTTGTAGATCCGCGGGGGGCGCGCGGCACGCGGGCCCTTCACCGGGCGGAGCATCGCAACCCGGCGCGTGGCGATCGCGGCGATGATCTCGAGGCGGGTCATCGCGGCGCCGGTAGGGCGAGGAGCATGCTCGTGAGGAACTCGCGGAGGCCGCGCTCCGCGGCGATCTGCGCCTCCGCCTGTGTCGGGAACGTCGACGGGTTGAACAGGTGGAGATCGCCGCACCGCCAGATGTACCCACCTCGCACCCACATGGTCTCGAGGCGGAGCGGGCCGACCTGGAGCGATGACGTGCCGTAGCGGTCATCGAGCCAGGCCGTGATCGACGGCATGAGACGGCCCGTGTCGACGAGTTTGTCGAGCGGAAGCTCATCGGCGATCGAGCGCGCCATGGAGACCAGCGCGGCATCGATCGCCTTCTCCGTCGCCTTGAGCGCGCGTGACGCCTGGACCTTTCGCGCCTTGCGGTTCGCCACGAACTCGGGCGGCTTGGCGCGTACCACTCCACGCCGATCCTCGTGAATGGGCAACAGCGTGGGCGGCTTCACCCCTATCACGCCGCGCACTCTCACCATCGCGACCCTCCATTCGCGTCCGGGAAGTTGTCGACGTCCTCATCGGCGTCGCTCTGGCAGCGGAGGCGAGCCGCGGCGGCGCGCTCGGCCAGCCGCTCGCGCACGCGGCGGGACCACTCGGCGGAGGCGAGGATCGCCAACTCGCGAGGGAGCGCCCGGTGCGTGGCGAACTCGCCCTCATGCGCCAGGTTCTCGAGCTGGTTGATCATGAGGTCGCCGACGAACGCCTTGCGCGCCTCCTCGCCCTTGCGGACGGCCTCGAGCAACTCCGGCGAGTCGAACACGGCTTCCGCCTCGATCGTGATCGCGCGCTCGCCGCGCTCCAGCTTGACGACGTCCGCCGGGCTGACCTCGCCAGCGACCATCATCTTGATACGCACGCCTGGCGTTGCTCGCTCCAACTCGGCGATGGTGCGACCGACCGCGATCGGATCGGCCATGCGGGCATCAAGCTGGGCGAGGTCCGCCGTGGCCTGCGCGCGGGTGTAGGCCGTCCCCATCATCCGCGCGTGGGACAGCATCGCGGTGACCTTTACCTCGCGCGTGATGTTGTAGTTCGTCATGCGCTGGCCCTGGAGCGCGTCCAGCGTCGCGACCACCTCATCCGGCGAGACCTTGAGGCCAAGCTCCTTCGCGACATCGCACACGATGCCGGCCTGGCGAGAGTCCTCGGTGAAGCCCACCGGCGCGTGCTTGCGGTAGCTAGGTCGGAACGTCATCGGAAGGGCCGGGAATAGGCGCGGATCCGACGGTGAGAATGGCGGTGGCTCGCAGTCCTGGCTTGTCGAGAGCGGCGCCGGCGCTTGGTCGTATTCGTTCCTCCACGTCAGAGGATTCGCGGGCAGGCGCCAGGCGGGCGGCCAGGCCGGATCGACCGCATCGGCCGGGCGCGACTCGTAGTCGACCGCCTCTGCCGTAAACTCGACGGAGAACGCGTCGCCGACCTTGGCGTCGGGCATCGCCCGGAGCGGGAGGATCGCCAGGTGGCCGACGAGCACGCCCTCGCTGGGCACGAGGCTATGGGGGCGGCCCTCGACACTCGCCGCCCAGCGCTTGACCGCGTTGGTCTTGATCTCGATCGACTCGTGAGGCGTGAAGATCGCCGGGTTCGCGGGCTTGCCCGCGGCATCGAACGACGATGGAACCTCCTGGAGGATCTTCGCGTGCCGCGCGCAGTAGGGGTGCCTCGGGCCGCCACTCGCCCAATGGACGGTGCCGACCGAGTGGTCCGGGCACGGCTTGGTCCCCTCTCCGTTGAGCGTGTTCGTGCCGGCGGCGCACATCGGATGGTCGACCATGGAGATGTCGTCGACGACGAGGCGGGTCCGCCGCCCGCCGGGCACGAGCATGGCGGACGGGTTAGCAGGGGTCGGCGGGCGGTCGGATGGCATGGGGTGCCTCATCGTGGTTTGGCATGGGGATCGGGCAGGCACGGCTACTATGCAACGGCATATGCCGCGCTGGCAAGTCTGTTACGTATGAGCGGCGCGCATGTAGCTCGCGCCAGGCCGGTGCCTCATGTCGGGCGGGCGGGGCGCCGATCCCGGCGGTACCAGCGGATCCGGTGGACGTGGGCGCCCTCGGGTGCGCGCTCGACCACGACGACCACGAGGTGCCATCGCCCAGCTCGTGCGCCGCGAGTCTGGCGGCGGACGTCGATCACGAGGTAGGTGCGGCCGGTGGGGGTCTGGACGGCGTCGCCGGCGAGCACGGGGCCCGGGACGTCCAGGTAGATGCGGACGGTGGCGCCCAGCGGGGCGGCGGGCATCGGCTAGTGCGCCAGCTCGGGCGGCGGGGGCCGGTGGCCGTCCTCCTCCCATGCCGTGATCCGCACGACCACGCACGTCATGCCTGAGGGGAGCATGGTCCGTGAGGTGACCTCGCCCCGGGCGACGAGGCCTACGATGTGCTCGGTCTCGGGGCCCGGATTCCTGGCCGTAGATCGTCCACGTGGAGACGTCGGCCATCCCCCGGTGGAGGATCGACCGGCGGCCGCGAGGCCGGGCCGTCACGTCCGCTCCGGCCGATGGATCGTGTGCCATCGCGCGATCCCGTACCTCGAGCGCGGGCGCGGCGGGATGGCCCGCACGAGGTCGGCGCCGCGCGCGATCGCGGCCGGGTCGACTCCGCCCCACCACGCGAAGGCCTGGGCGGTGTGGGCGCTCCCGGCATGGCGCGGGTGGATGTTGACGATCGCCGGCGGCATCACGCCGCGATGGAACGACTCCCATGGGACCGGCGTCTCTGAGATCAGCACCTCCGAGCGCTCGAGGCCGTGGGCGCCGGCCTGGACCACGTGGCCGATGCGGAGCGGCGCGAGCCGGTCGCCGAGCGGGCACCGCTGGCCGACCAGCTCGGCGGCGCACACGATGTGGCGCGGGAACGGGGCGGGGCCGCGGAACTCGTCCGCGGCGAGGCCATCGATCAGCGCTGCGATCGCCTCCTCGCCGGCGAGCCCGAGCAAGCGCGCGGAGAACCGGGCGCGCATGACGACCTGGCGGATCCGCTCGTCCAGGTTGGCGAGCATAATGGCCTCCACCGTCACGGCACGTCGCCTTCCGTCACGTCCCGTGACGCCAGCGAACCAGGAACGGCGTCGATGTACACGCGACCGTCACGGAGCGTGACGTCACCGAGCAAGCCGGATTTGAGGTGCGTGCGGAGGGCCGACTGTGCGCTCCTCGGGTTCGAGTAGTGGTGCTCGATCTCGCTCACGACCTCGCCCAGCTTGCGGCCGGGGTTGGCCGTCACGTAGGCGCGGAACGCGGCGGCGGTGGTCTGGTAGCTGGTCGGCGGGGTGAAGTTGGCCGGGGCGCCGCCGGTCGGCACGCCGGCGACGTTGTCCCGCTGGCGGGGGTCGAGCCGCGCGCGGAGGGCTGCGACGCGGGCCGCATTGGGCTCGCCGGACCGGCCGATCGTGGGTGCCACGCGCTGGCGGACGAGGCCACCGCAAGGCGGGATCGACTCGCCCGGGATCAGGATCGAGCGCGAGGCCTCGAGCCGCGCGAACTCGCGATCGACCTGGACGCCGTAGCGATCGTCGGCGTCGATCAGGAGGAGCCCGAGCCCCTTCGCCCGGAAGGCATCCTCGCAGGCGTGGGCGGCGCGGTAGCCACAGGGCATCGTGCCGACCGCGGCCCACACGTATGGCGCCGTGGAGAGGCGCTGATCGCACTGGCCGAGGAGATCCCACGTCGCCACGCGCTTGGTCTCGACGATGATCATCGCCGCGCCTCGGAGGCCGAGGACGTCGATATCGTCCACCTCCTGATAGGTATCCCACCCGGCGGCGCGGAGGTAGCGCACGACGATCGCCGCGAGGGCCGCCTCGCTCGGGCTCGAGGCGCTCATCGCGTGCTCCAGGCGCGGAGCCCGCGGCGCCGGCCCAGCTCGCCGCGCAGGAGGCGCTCGAGGGCCGCGACCATGGCCAGATAGCGCACATGCATCGCACGGAGCTTGCGCCGGCCGTCCTTGGTCGCCGCGCGCGAGGCGTGCTCGAGGCCGCGGCCGCGATCGACCATGAGGCGGGCCGGGTCGCGCCCGAGCGTGAGCACGGTCGGCGCGATCGCGGCCACCTTGTAGGCTCCGGCGTCGAGCGACGAGTACCAGGCGTCATCGACCGTGAGGACGAACGTCTCGCCGACCTCGACCGCTGGGAAGATCGGGGCGGCCATCTGCTCCAACTCGGCGCCGTAGTCGTAGAGCGGCGCCTCGATGTGGTGCGTGCCGTCCAGCGGGGTGCCGTCATCCTCGCGCGTCGACGTCACGACGTCATCGTGGCCAGCCATTCCGCCGCCATGCGCTATGGCGTGGGTTGGGCAATTCCCGCTTGGATAGATGCCGCATCCATCGCTCGTTCGTCGACAGGTACACGACTCGCTCACGACTTCGCTCCGATCAGCTCGGCCATCTGCGCCGCGACCTGGCCGGCGAACGCGCCCGGGTCACCGCCCTGCGCGCGGATCGCCGCCGCCGCGCCCTCGTCGGTCGCGCTCGAGACGGCGTGCAACCGCTGGCGGCCGGCATGCTTGACCAGCCACTCCTGGCCGCGCTCGACGAGCGCCCGGAGCGCGCTCGGATCGAGGTCGGCGAAGTTGTTGCCGATGACGACGCGTGCGAGCCCGATCTCGCATGCCGGGTTCCACGGGACCGGCGTGTCCGGGTCGCGGACGTCAAGCACGGCACGGGGGATCGGTTGGTTCGGCATGGGGCTCCTCCTCGGGTGATCGTGACGGGTGATGTCGCGTCCGGCTACCGGACGCATGGCGCGGCGGCGACGTCGCGCGCGCGGGCCTGGCCGCGATCGTAGGCCACGGCGGTGAGCATCGCGACGATCGCGATCATCGCCAGCGCGATCCCGATGCCGATCGCGGCGCCCGCGCGCTGGTCGGCGGTGCGCGCGATCACCTCGAGATCGGCGCGGCGGCGCGCCTCGTCGAACGTGGCGCCGCTCAGGCGGTAGCGCTCGCGCCAGATCATTCGCGCACCGGGCGATCGTTCGCGGCGGCGGTGAGCGCCTCGATCCGCGTGCGAAACACGGGCGCGGACCCGATCGCGATCCGGCGTGCGCGGTTCCACGTGGGGAGCGCGATCGCGAGGATCCAGTCGAGCGCGGCCTCATGATCATCGAGCGCGTGGGTGGCCATCGCGGTGAAGATCGTTTGCCGCTGGGCGAGGCCCGAGACCACCGACGGGATCCCATGCGCGTTCGCGAGCGCGAACTCGAACGCGGCCCCGAACGACACCGGCGCCGCGCCACGGATCGGCGTGACCGCATCCGCCCAGCCCGTGATCGGCGGGGCGGGGTAGAGGAGCCAGAACAGATCCGCGCTCCGCACCTCGTCGCACTGGCGGCGCGCCCAGGCGCGCCGGGCCGACGGCGCGACGTCGGTCGGGTTGGCGACGCCGACCGATCGGATCGTCTCGGGCCACGTCGAGGCGATCTCGATTCGCGAGCCGGGCGCGAAGTCCCGCTCCGCGCGGGTCTCGAGCGCGGTCATCAACTCGGCGGCGAGCGACAACTCGCGCGAGCTGGCGGCGACGTAGACCCTCACGCCGGCACGATCCGGCGATCGGAGACCAGGATCCGGCGATCCATGACGCGGCGGATCTCGGCGAGCGTGGCGCGCGGCGCCGTCGCGAGGTAGCGGACGAGGTTCGACGACATCTCGCGGGCCAGCACCTTGGCGGCGAGGCCCGCGGCGAACGCGACGTGATCGCCGACGGCGGGATAGGGGGAGTGTGCGGTGGGCCCGATCGCGAGCACGAGCCCATCGGAGAGCACCGGCCGGAACGAGACCCGCTCCGGGTTCTCGACGGCGTAGGAGTAGGTCACCACGCCCACCTCGAACATGAACGCCTCGGGCTCGGTACCCTCCGCGGGGCGCACGTCGATCAGGGGAAAGGCGCCCATGAGCGCGTCCAGTTGCTGGGCGGCGGCATGGGAGAGGCTCGAGGGGATCAGGATGAATTGCATCATGTCGGTGGCTCCTATTCGACGTTGGAGAGCGGACGAGCGGCCTTGCGCACGCTCGCGGTTTCGGACAACTCGGCGAACTCTGAGAGGCGATCGAGGTAGCACCATGCCGCCGATCCGACGCGCACCTTGACGGTGATCGTCTCGCCCACACCGGCGGCGGGCGCGCGCCGCAAGGTGCGCTTGTGCACGGCGGGGGCGATCGCGACGACCTCGCCGCGCCGGGCGCGCTCGACCTGGGCGATCACGGCGTCGTAGCGCGCGGCGATCGGCTTGCCGGCCTCCGCGGCGATCTCGGCGCGCCGCGTGGAGAGCGCGGCGGCGAAGTAGGGCTGGCCGGTCACGGCGGCGATCGCGCGGAGCATGTGCCCGGCCCGCCGGGCGGCGAGCATGAACAGGCGCCGGGCGTCATCGCGCCAGACCGGTTGACGGCGATCGCCGGCGCGGAGGTCCGCCGGATCGCAGTCGGCCACCACGGTGACGGCCGCGATCAGCTCGGCGATCGCCGCCGTCGGCGGGCCCGGGTTCTTGCGCGAGCGGTAGCCGGCCAGCCACTCCGCCTGCGCGGTCGAGAGCGGATGGCCACCGGCCTTGCGGCCGCGGAGCCACGCCGCGCGCTTCACGTCGGCCCGGGCGTTGACGGCGCGCACCTTAGAACTCCACCACGAGATCGACGCGGCGCGCGGCGAACGCGGCTTGCGTGAGGCTGATCGTCATGCGGATCCAGTCGCGCCGCTCCTCGCGCGTCGCCCAGCACGCGGGCCAGTCGCTCACCGGGCCGTCGTGGAAGAGGTCGTGGTGGCCGTCGCAGAGCGGGATCGATTCGTCGTCGCGGCACTTCTGCCCGAGGCCGCGCGCGCCCGCGTGATGGGCCTGGATCGCGCCGCGGCATCGGCCCAGGTAGGCCGCCACGCACGGCCGCGTGCGCACCCACGCGAGGAACACGGGATCCTTCACCGCCGACGATCGGCGGGCGGTGGCCCGGCGGCGCTTGAGCCAGGAGCGCCTCACAGGTCGATCACCTCGACCGCGACGGAGACCGACGACGAGACGCCGTTGAGCATGATCGGTACGTTCGTCGAGGTCGTGCGGGTGTGGCGTGGCGCGCGCTCGCGGCGGATCTCGGCGGCGCCGTCCTCCACGGTGAGGATCAGCGGCTCGCCGTCGACCATGACCCGGATCGCGATCACGACTGTGCTCCGGGCGGCCGCCAGGGCTGGGGTACGCGATCGCCGGCGAGGCGGAGCGGATGGCCGGGCGCGCCTGCGCTGGTCACGATGAGCGCGAGCGGCTCCGCACCGCGGGTGCGCTTGATCGCTGCGTAGATCGCCTGGGCGCGCGCGGGCTCGCAGTGGGCGCCCCAGGCGACGATCACGCGCGCGGCCAGCTCGGGCGTCACGCTCTCGGCGATGCGCTCATCGTTGAGCGGGCCGATCACGTCGACGCCGCGCGTCCGAGCCGCGGCCATCGCGATCGGATCGGTCGAGCGCCAGGCGTAGGCGTTCACGACCCGGAGCGCGCCCATGCCCCAGCGCGCGGCGAACGCGAGGCACCGGCGGAGCGTGGCGTCGTTCGAGGTCGCGTCGGCCGTCGACGGGTTGAGCATCACGAACGTGACGCGCTCGGGCCGCCGCTCGCCGACCTCGACGATCCGATCGAGGGTGTAGCGGTAGTGCCCGCACGCGGAGAACTCGGCCCGGTCGCACGCCTCCAGGCCGTTGTGCGTGCTGATCCGGTGGAGGCCGTCGGTGTAGCTCATCGGATCACGACCCAGCCCCCGGGCGCGCCGGTCACGATGTCGGTCTGGCGGCGGAGGTAGGAGCGGCACGAGAGGCACGTCATCGCCGTGACCGGCTCGACCTCGCCGATCGTGCTCTGGCACGTCGGACACGGGGGCGTGTCGATCGTCGCGGCGCCGCGCAGGATCGCGCGCACGTCGTTCTGTGCGCGCGTGCGGAGGCTGGCCGCGTTCGTGTTCTCGATCCAGGAGAGCGACGGCACGAGGGGAACCCGCCCGCCGATCGTGCTGCGGTCGGGCATGTGCCGCACGGATGCGGCCTCGCTCGCCAGCCCCACGCCCTCGAGCGCGAGCGCGAACGCGCGCCGCACGAACTCACCGATCAGGACGATCGGGTGTCCTTTCCAGGTCTGGAGGAGCCCGGCCGCGTACCAGGATGCCGCGATGATCGGATCGTCGCAGGCTGGCGCGACCGAGCGCGGATCCTGGAGCCAGACCCGCGCGAACCGGCGGAGGTAGATCTCGATCGGGAGCGATGACAGCGCGAGCACGCGCGAGCCCAGCGGCCCCACGATGGGGAGGAGCGGCGCCGGCTCGGAGTCCAGCGGCGTCGGCGCGAACGCGACGAGGAGCGCGGCCGCGGGCTGGCCCTCGATCGTCGTCGGGCTGACCTTGCAATGCTGGCCGATCGCGAAGGCCTCGCGGGCGGTGAGATTGATCGGGATGGATGCGCGCGGCGGCGCGCGATCGGTGCTGGCTTGCATGTGGGACCCCTCGGGTTGGTTAGATGTCGTGCGATCAGGGCGGCGACGCCCAGGCGCCCGTGCGATCCGGTGGCGGGATCGCGGGCCAGCCGGGCGGCGGCGCCGGAAGCGCCACCCGCCAGCCGTAGCCGTCGGGCTTGCACGTCGCCGCCATGATCGCGCGGAGGTACTCCGTGCGATCGATCAGCGCGCCGATCGCCGGCGGGTCCGCGTGAGGCCGGGCGTGCGCCGCGGCCAGCGCGAGCGCGAGCGCGGTGCGCGCCTCGCTCGCGGCCAGGAGCTGGCGCACCTCGGTCATGTGATCACGATCCTCCCGCGCGATCCGCTCCTCATGGAGCCCTATCGCGACGACGATCCCGATCGCGCTGGCGAGCGCGACGATCACCACCTCACGGAACCCGACCGGCGACGGCGCGCGCGGGCTCACCGGCGCTTCGCCTTGGCCGGCTTGGCCTTGGGCGCGGGCTTGGCGGCCTTCGCCTTGGGCTTGCCCGCCTTGCGCTTGCTGGCCTCCTTGGCGGCGACAGCCTCGCCGATCGTCGCGATCGCGACGCCGCGATCCTCGGGCGGGCCGTCGTCGTACTCGATCACGGACTCGCCCTGATCCTCCGGGTCACGCTGGCCCGGTGCGAGTTCGCCATCCTCGCTACCATCTCCAACAAAGACGCCCGCGCCGACCGACGACGACACGACCGCGCCCACGCGCTCGCCGGTGTCGTCGCGCACGATGCCGGTGCCGTCGGACTCCGCGGGCTCGTCGGCGGTCGCGCCGTCGCCCGCCGCGTTGCGCGAGGCGGCCGCGAGGTCGCCCATCGAGTCATCGTCCGGCGCGTGCGAGGTGTCGGCGCTCTCGCCGCCGAGCCCGCCAAACGCGATCTGGCGATCCTGCATCGACGCCGGGCGGATCGAGATCCGCTCCGCGGTGTCCACGCGCATGACGACCATCGAGCCGCTCTCGAAAAACTCGCGGCACTCGACGGGGCGGAGTTCCTTGCCGCTCTCCAGCACGGTGCACATGCGCTTGATGTCGGAGTCCACCTCGTCGATCTCCGCCTTGCGCCGGATGCCCTCGGCCTTCTTGGCATCCTGCATCGAGCGGAGGAGCGTGGTCTTGCGCCCCACCTCGCGCGCAACCACGTTGATCTCCTTCGAGGAGAGCACGACCGCCAGCTCGCGCGTGATGGTCTTGTAAACCACCTTAGGGGGGGTGTTGTCGTCGATCGGGATGTTGGTCTGTGCGTCGCTCATGTCGTCGGAACCTTTCCGCGGCGTGCTTGCGCCGCGTCGAGTACGAGTCGCGCGTGGCGGGATGCCGGCGCGGCGGAGACTGGAGTCGGTACGCTCGCGGGCCAGGCCTCGAGCGGGCGGAGTTCGGTGGGCGGTGGCGGATCGCGCGAGTCGCCGGTGACCGCGATCCGCGGCATGCGCCCGGCACGCCAGAGCGCGATCGCGTCCTCGATCTCGGCGAGCGCGTGCGCGACGGTGGCGCCGCACGCGCCGATCCGGCGTTGGAGCACGGTGTCCGCGCACGCCACGATCCACGGCTCGCCGGGCGTGTCGCCGATCGGGAGCGCGCGCACCTCGACGTGACGATCCTCCGCCTGCACGCGGAGCCGATAGAGGCCCTCGCCGGGCCTGGCCTGGGGCGAGTACTCGATCAGCGTGGCGAACACGAGGCGGGTCACGTCGGCCCGCCAGTTGTGAGAGCGCCATCGCAACTCCAGCACGTGAAAACGTACGGCTCTCCAGCCTGTGCGCTCGCACAGAGCACGGACCCGGGCGTGCAAGGCCTCCCGTTCCACGTCGGCGTGCGATGACAGAACCGAGCGCGAACCGCCAGAACGAACTCACGCCAGCGATCGAGGGCGGTCACGAGGTCACCCGGTGCACGTCGAGAGAGACGCCCGCCTCCGCTACGTCGTCGACGTAGACCTTTTCGGCGACGATGCGCACGATCCGCGCGTCGTCGTCGACGATCGGGCCGGTGATCGCGTCGAGGACGGCGCGCACGAACTTGTCGACGTCGTCACGGCGCTGGAGCACGGGCCAATGCGGCTTGTCATGGAGGCGGATCCCGCCCTCGAAATGGTGCGGCGGACGCGGGATCATGAAGCGCATCCGCGCCACACACGGGCCGTCGATCGGGCGTTCGTTCGCCGCCGCGCGCGCCAGCTCGGCGGCGCGGCGCACGGCGCGCTGCCACTTCCGCAACTCGGCATCGTTCGCCGGCACCACGAACGCGCGCGGCCGCGGGGCCTTCGCCGTCGCCTTGGCGAGCCGCACGATGAACGACCCGAACGCCACCGGCTTCTGGCCCTTGACGACGACGATCATGGCGATACCTCGCCCTCGGGCCATTCGCAGACCGCACCGCACTCAAACGGCTTCTCTTCATCGAAGCGACCGGCATCCGACGGAAGCATACGTAGGGAGATCCGTTCTCCGGTCGCACGGTCGCGGAAGAAATACGATCCTGGCCCCAATTCATCTTGGAGCGATGCCATGTCCTCGAACACACCTGGAAAGTCTATACGGATGCGATTCCAGTACCCCATGCCGCCCTTGGGGCATCCAGGGCAATTCGCGTTGCGGTATCCGAGTCGGTACATCCGCGGCAACTCGATCCCGGCCGCCGTGAGATGCGCATAGCAATCGCGCTTAGAGAGACCGGCCTCGATGAGCGGCGCCCACACATGGACGCCTGGATTTGCGTCGATGTACCGGCCCAGCCGATCCTCGTCCCTGGGATCGGAGGTGAACCCGATCACGAGGAGGTCAGTGGGGAGGTTGTACGCAGCTAGGACATCGCGCTTGAGGGCCTTTGAGCATGGGGCGCCATTGCGGTTGACGATGAAGCGGCGCTTGCGGAGGACATTGATCGCGGATGCTCCGTACTTCTGATCGCGCACGACTACCGAGGATCGACCAAACCACCGTTCGCAGTCGGCGAGGAATCGCCGATTATCGGCGTCCTCGGACGCCAGGAACGCATTCAGTACATGGACGGCATCGCCATAGCGCTCGATCGCGATTTTGGTTGCGCAGGCGGAAGCAGCTCCGCATGAGAACTGAGAGACCACACGTTGGCCAGGCTCTAGCACGATCATCGGTCACCCCGATCGGAATGGTGCAGCGTCGGCGCGAGGCGGATCGCCTTGCGCGAGAGCCGCGCGGCCTCCAGCGAGGACTTGTAGCCGTTCTCGACGAGCCAGGCCACGGCGTCCTCGTCGGGCTCGAGCCCGCTCCCCGCGCGGATCTGATTGAGCAGGAGCCGCGCCTTGTAGCTGGTGTCGAGCGTGGCGCCCGCGATCTCCGCGCGCTTGCGCGGGATGCAGGCATCGCACGGGATCACCTCGGACAGACGGATGAGGTCGGGCTTGTACCGGATGCCGAGATCGCCCAACTCGCCCACCTTGCGCGCCTCCTTGCGGTTCCACGACCGGATCATCGCGATACAGCCGCCGACGATCGCCGTGGGGATCTTGCAGTACATGCACGGGACCATCATATCCGGCTCATCGACGTCGAAGCCCATCGCGGCGAGGCCGTCGACCTGGGCCTCCGCGGCTGGCGTCGGCGCGGGCTGGGCCGCGTCGGTGTCGAGCGCCGGATCGATCATGACTCCTCCTCGCTCGGAACGGTGTATCGGGGGCTGGGTCCTGGCGTGTGACCCGATGCGATGACGCGCTCGCGCCAGGCCGCGAGTTGGCGCACGCGGGCGCCGCGGCAAAGCTTCATGTGGGGCTGGATGCCGTCTGGATCGCCAGCGGACGTGAGCCTCGTCCTGGCATCCTTCAGCGCTGTCTCGTGGCACATGAACGGATTGCCGCGCTCGGCCGATTCGATAATCGCCGGCAACTCGGGATGGTTCGCCGCGATGCCGCCGTCCGTGTGAAACGGACAGTCAGCGCACATGATCTCGACGACGGCACGGATCGGACGCGGCGGTGCAATGACACTCATCGCAGCACGACCACCGCGCCGTGCGGCGCGACCAGCTCGCGAAACCGGTCCGCGCGAAAGCCGTGGTACACGAGCGCGCTCGCGAACGTGCTCCCCTTCACCTCGACGGAGGGCCCGCCGGTGCCGTCGTTCCGCGCGTGCGCGAGGCGCTTGTACAAGAACGCCACCGCGCTCGCCGAGCGCCACACGAGCGACGACCACCACCGCGTGTCCGTCGCGACCTTCACGAGCGACAGGATCTCGAGCGGGGCGGCGGCCTCGCGCCGGATCTTGGCCACCCATGCGGCCATCGCCGAGTAGGGCGGGTTCACGTAGGTGAGGCCTCCGGTCACGTCGAGGCCATCGCCTGGCGCATCGATAACGGCCCAGCCATGCACGATGTCGCGCCACGATCGGGACAGGCCGTCCTCACGCTCGGTGAGCCATCGGCCCGGCTCTGTGAGCGAGCGCGGGTTCCAACATGGGTCGAGCCCGATCCGGCCGGTGAGCGAGAGCTGGCGCGCCAGCGCGCAGATCCAGGCCGGCGTGCACCACTCGTCGGTGTCCTCGCTCGTGAGCGCGGCGATCGCCGACTCCCGCGCCGACTTGCGCTCGACGATCGCGTTGAGGCGCGCGATCTCGGCGAGCGCATCGGGGAGCGAGAGCACCATCGGCCCATCGCCGCCGACGTCGATCACGGCCGTGCGTGCGCTCTTGCGGAGCGAGGACATCAGTTTTCCGCCTTGTGCGGCGGCGACGCGCGGAACGTGGCGAGCGCCTGGGCGCGCTCGAGGGCGTCAGTCAGCGCCGCCCTACAGAGCGACGTGATCGCTGACGTCGGCTGTGATGCCGGATCGACGCCGGCCTTTTCGAGTTCGAGGCGAACGATTCGCATCACGACCACCGCCGATAGATCGTTCAGTAGATCGATCTCGTCGAGGGCGAGCCGGAGAGCGGTGACCGGCGCCGAGTGCTCATGCTTGGATCCGCGGCATGCCTCGACGATGGTGCGTGCGGCCTTGCGTTGGGCGTCGGTCACTGGCCGCCGTCCTTGCCGCGCTGGGCGTTGACCGCCGCCGCTCGCTCCTCCTTGTGGACCTCGGAGGCGACCTCGCGTTCCGCCTCTCGTTGCATCTCCGCACGCACCGCCAGGCGATCCCGCGCGCGCTCGGCCTTGAGTCGATCGACCTCGATCCCCAGGCCCTGCCCAGTCATGCGCGAGGAGGAGAGATCGAGGTCGAGTGCCGCCGCGCGCGCCCGGAGCGCCTGGAGTTCGGCCTCGATCTCCGCGTTGCGCGTGGCGAGGCGGTCCGCCCGCAACTCCGATTCGCCGAGCGCCACGCGCATGACGGCATGGTCCGCCTGGAGATCGGCGATCACCTTGCGCGTGGCGGCCTTGAACGGCTCCCACGTGCGGATCTCGGCGATCGCCTCGCGGAGGAACACAGGACCCTCGTGCGCGAAGATCTTGACGGCGTGGGCGTGCGCCGCAGCGGAGAGCGTGGAGCCGATCGAGATTTGCCGAAGCAACTCGCTGGCTCGGTCGGTCTGGTCGTCGGTCATGGCTTGGTCTTTCGTCCAGCGGCGAGCTGGGGTTGGGCGGGGGCGCCGATCGTGCGCAGCACTTCCGGGCTGGCGATCGTCGCCTCCTTGCGCGCGTCGGCGGCGCGCTCGTCGTAGATCTCCGCGAAGCGCGCGCGGTCGGAGGCGACGGACTCGGAGTCCACGAGGTCGCGCCAGCCGAGCACGGCCACGACGTCATGGACGAGCGGATCCGCAAACATGAATTCGGCGACCGTCGGCGCGGTGGAGAACTCGCGCACCGGGATCATCGTGAGCGAACCATGGGCGTCGTGGTGCCCGCACGAGCGCTTGGCCTCCACGACGTCGCCCCAGGCCTCGATCCCCTTGCGGGCGCGTCCGAGGCGCATCGCCACGATCTCCGATCGGATCTCCGCGGGCGTCGGCACGAACCGCGATGACTTCGCGTGGCGCTGGAGCGCGGCCATCGCGTCGCCGTTCGCGACGTCGTGGAGCGCGAGCTGGTAGGCGATCGCCATATCGTCGCGCCCTTGCTCGCCCAGCTTGGCGGTGTGCACGGCATACATGCCGCAGATGATCCGCGCGAACATCGTGGCCTCCACGTGCGTCATGCATCCTCGTCGTCGGGCGGTGGGCGATCGTCGACCGCGGGGTGTGACTCGGCGGCGAGGCGATCGCGCTCGGCGGCCTCGATCGTCCGCCGCGACCACTCGCCGGTGCCGCGCGCGAGTCCGGTGCCGCGTGACTGGTTCTGCGCGCGGTCGATCCACGACGTGAGGAACCGCCGGGCGCCGCGGAGCGTTTTCCACCGGCTCGGATCGGCGAGGAGCCAGAGCCGGGCCTTGCGGGCCTCCTGCTCTACGTCGACGCCGGGATAGACGCCGCGGAACTCGGCGAGCACGGGCGCGGTGATCGCGTACTCGACGCCGCGGAGGCATGGCAGGGCGAGCACGACCTCGCCGATCGGAAGCTGGACAGGGTCGAGCGGTCGCCGGGTCTTGGCCGGCTTGGGGCTCCGCGGAAGATCTCGATCGACCTCCAGTTGGAGAGGAGGGATAGACGGGGCCTGATCTGAGATCTGATCCGGATCCTCCGGATCAGAGAGCACAGCACAGCACGGCGTGACGGTTTCGGTTGGTTCGGTCACGTCCGGTGACGTCGTGTCACGCGACGTGACGATCGCGCCAGTCATCCGCGAGTCGCGGAGGGCGAAGTCTCGGCGCCGCGCACGCGCCTCGCGCTGGCGTTTCTTGTCGCTCGCGCGGGACTCCTGGAGCGCCACGAACCGCGGGAACACGTAGCAGGCGGACGTGGCCACGATCACCGGCGTGTCCGTGGCGTCCGGCGGCTGGAGTTGGAGCTGGGCGAGCGCACGCTCGACGACCTCCACCGGAATGCCGCCGCCGATCACCGCGGCGAGGCCACGCGCGAACGCGCCTTGATGCGGGATGAGCCCGGCCCGATCGGCCTTGCGCAAGGCGAGGACGAGCACGGCGCGCGCCTCCCACGAGAGGAGCGACCACGTCACCGTGTCCCGCGTCCACACGCGCACGTAGTGGTCGTGCTCGACGTCGATGGTCATCGGGCGCACGCCTCCATGCCGGCGGTGAGCGGGCACCGCCGCGAACCCCTCCGGTTTCGCATGGCGATCAGGCGGCGGCGGACGCGAGGGCCGAGACGCGCTCGAGGATCGCCGGCGCGAGGCGCGCGAACTCGGGGCGCACCCACGCGTGCACGGGGACCGCGCCCTCCGTGGTGGTCTCGATGCGCACGGCCAACTCCACCGTCGGGATGGCCGCGCCACGCTCGAGGTCTGAGATCCGGCTCGCGTTGGAGCCCACGAGAAACGCGAGGTCCGTTTGCGTTTTGTCGGCGGTAGTCCGCCAGTCACGGAGGAGGGCCGCACCCGGGAGCGCGGCGGGGGATTCGGTCTCGTCGTTTGCCATGGTCAATGTGTATAGTCGCGCGACATGCCGAGTCAAGATGATTTGCGCGAGATTCGCGGCTTGGGGTCGCGGTGGTACCAGCTCGAGACCGGGATCCCGCGGATCGGCTCGCGGCGCCCCGGCACCTGATTCTGGTGCTCCCATACGCGGGTGACCTCTGCGAGCAAGATTTTTTGCTCATCGGGCGGCCGCACGACATCGCGCGTCCAGCGCGAGACCGTGAAGAGCGCGACGTCGAGGAGCGCGGCCAACTCCGCCTGCGAGACGTGGTGCTTGGCGAGCCAGGCCCGGATCGGACTCGGCGGAAATTTCTTGAGGTCGACCATGCCGCACCGTGGGCGATCCCGCCTGGCGATGCAACCATCCGCGTTGTATCCGCTTGCGTGGCATGAGCGGCCATGATACTCGTCGGACATGCCAGAATCAGAACCGAACCACGCGATCGCCCGACGCGACGCGCTCCCCAGCGGCGATGCCGCGATTGCTCGCCTCGCGGACGCCGTGACTACCTCCGTCGCCAGCCGGAGCCTCGACTCGATCGCGGAGGTAGCGGCGCGCATCGTCCAGGTCCAGACGATCGCCAAGATCCTATGCGCGGCCAAGATCCTCCCGACCGCGCTCCAGAACGAGGCGAACCTCACGCTAGTCATCCTCCAGGGCGTAGAGATGGGCTTCACGCCGATCCAGGCGATCCGTGCGACCTACGCGTTTCCCGGCGAGGGTGGCGAGATCAAGATCGGGTACTGGAGCGATGCGCTGGTCGCGCTCGTGCGTGCGAGCCCCGTTTGTCGACGGTTCGAGGTGATCGATCTCGACGAGGCGCGATGCTCGATCGAGGTCGAACGCAAGGACTGGCCCGAGGGGCACAAGCGCACCTATGCGCTCACCCGCGGAGAGGTCAGCAAGCGGAACGGCGACAAGCGCTACGACAAGCAATCGCAGAGCTGGAAAAACAAGGCCACGTGGATGAGTTCGCCGGATGACATGCTCCGCAACCGGACGCAGACCAAGGCCGTCAAGGCGGCATTCCAGGATGTGATCTTTGGAATGTACACGCGCGAGGAACTCGAGGAGCTACAGGAGCGCGACGAGGACGATCGAGTCGCGATGCCGGCGATGCCAGCGTTCCGACCGATCGATGTCACGGCGGTGGCCGCTCCAGATCGCACGGCCACTACCGACCGCGGCGACGCGGCGACGCATGGCGCCGCGCTCGCCGAGCACGTCCGCGATCGCATGCCGGGCTGGGCGGAGACCGCGACCGAGCGCGGGCCCGTCGACGATTCGCCGTTTGGCGACGAGCCGGCGGCGATCGTCGAGGCCGAGGAGATGCCGTCGCCGCGGTTCCTCGCCGCGCTCACGGCCTACGCGCGCGCGAGCAAGAGCACGCGGCTCACGGGCGATGCCGTGGCCGGCCTCACGGTGGAGGCGATCACCACGCTCGTGATCGACGAGTTCGAGGCCACGCTCTCCGTGTGCGGGACGATGGCCACGCTCCGGCCGCTCTCGCCGATGATCGCGATCTGGCGCGCCCAGGCCGGCACTGACAAGGCCTGCGGCGCGATGGCCGATCGCCTCGCGGGCCTCTACAACGAACGGGCCGCGGCGCCCGACGTGGCCAAGACCGGCCGCGACGCGCGAAAGGCGTGACCAGGTGGCCCCCGCGAAGCCTCGCCACTGGCGCGTGCGCCGCTCCGGCTCCTCGATCTGGCGCGCCCGGAAGTGCGCCGCGAGTTGGGCGCTCCCGCAGATCGACACCGATAGCGAGCCCAGCGACGCCGGCCGCATCCTCCACCGGTTCCTGGAGGTGATGGGGGGCGCGATCGGCGCCGGCACGCCGGCGACCGACGCGCGCCGCCTGGCGCTCGAGGACGCGCCGCCGTTCGCGCGGCTCGCGCTCGTCGACCTCGACGTGGCGCGCATCGATCGCTTGCTCGGGCTCACGCCGGAGCTGGCGCTCGCGTTCGACGTCCAGACCGGGGAAGGTCGCGTGCTCGGCGCCGGGCTCGCGCGCCGCTACGACGGCCTCGCGAGCCCGCACGAGTTCGCCATGACGATCGATCTCGGCGGCGCCGCGGGCGATGTCGGCGTCGTACTCGACTTCAAACGCGGCTGGTCGTTCCGTGCGCACCCGCGCGAGAACGATCAGATGTTGTCGAGCGCGCTCGCGCTCTCGCGCGCGCTCGGGCTCTCGCGCGTCCACTCATGGATCGCGGTCTGGCGCGACGAGGATCATGATCCGGTCGTGATGCGCGCGACCTACGACGCGGCCACGCTCGACGCCTACGCGGCGGACGTGAGCGCGACCTGGGTACGGGCCGACGAGGTCCGCGCCGCGCTCGACGCCGGCGACCCGCCGCCGCACGTCGTCGCCGGCGAGTGGTGTACGTGGTGCCCGGCGCGCGTCTACTGCCCGGCGACCACCGGCCTCATCCGCACCGCGCTCGATCTGCCCTTCGCATCCGAGGAGGACGGCCAGCCGATCGCGATCAACCCCGCGCGCGCGGGCGACCTCCTCCGCGTGATCCGCGCGAACAAGGCCACCCTCAACGCGCTGGAGACCAAGATCCACGCGCTCGCGACCGTCGTACCGATCCCGCTCGGCGAGGACGCCGACACCGGCCGCAAGCGCTGGCTCGGGATGGTCACGTGCGAGGGGAACGACAAGATCGACGGCGATGTTGCGTTCGAGGTTCTCCGCACGCGCTACGGCGATGTGGCCGCAGGCGAGGCGGTCAAGCTCGCGACGACCAAGAAAGCCGTGGAGGCCGTCGCTAAGGCACACGCGGCCCCACGGCAGAAGGGCAAGGACGCGGAGGCGATCGTCGAGGCGATCCGCGCCGCGGGCGGCATCGACGCCCCGATCAAGCCGCGCCTCGTCGAGTACACGACCGCCAGCGACGACCCCACCGACAATCCCCAACCGGAGTGACCTCCCCGTGATCACGATTCCGACCTCTGCACATCCCCTGCGCTGGCCCGCCGCCGTGCGCCGGACCCGCGACCCCGAGCCCAGCCGCTTCAAGGGCGCCACGATCGCTGGCGAGATCGAGATCATCCGTCGCGCCGTCGCGCTGATCGGCGGCAAGAACCTCGTGATCTCGTCGAACGTGCCGCTCAAGGCCAACGGCGCGCCCTACTCCGAGGAGCCCGGCCGCGGCGTCGATGCTGGCGTCGCGGTCTATTGGGCGATGCCGAACGACACCGGCACGCTCGTGCCGCACGCCATGCCGTGCGATCGCTGGCGCACCGTCGCCGACAACCTCCATGCCGTCGCGCTCTCGCTCGAGGCGATGCGCGGGCTGGATCGATGGGGCGCCGTCACCGTCTCACAGGCGTTCGCCGGATTCGCGGCCCTCCCGCCCGGATCGTCGGAGACGCCCGCGCGCGACTGGCGCGAAGTGCTGGGCGCGCCACCGTGGGGCGGCGCGTGGCCCGCCGATCTCGGCGACGAGGACACGCTCGGCCTCGCGCGCAACCGCTACCGCCGCGCCATGGCGGCCGTCCACCCCGATCGCGGAGGCACGACCGAGCAAGCCGCCGAGATCAACATCGCCCTCGAGCAATGCGAGCGCGAACTCACCGCGACCCGCAAGGAGACCCCGTGAAGATCACCGCGTTGCGCATCGACGACTTCAAGCGGATCGCGCACGTCGCGATCATCCCCGGTGAGCGCTCGATCATCTTGATCGCGGGCGCCAACGCCCAGGGCAAATCATCGATCCTCGACGCGCTCGACGCCGCGCTCCGGGGCACGCGCACGGCGCCGCAGGAGCCGATCCGGCGCGGCGCGAAGCGCGCGACGATCGCGATCGAGACCGATGACGGTCTCCAGATCCGGCGGACGTTCGGACCGACGGGCGCCACGCTCGAGGTGTCCGATGCGCACGGCCAGGTGAGGCGGCCGCAGGAGCGGCTCGACGCGCTCATCGGGACGCGGTTCCTGGACCCGCTCGCGTTCCTCCAGCGCGCGGCGGCGGAGCAACGGGCCGCGCTCCTCGCGGTGATCCCGGAGGCCGCACAGATCGCCGAGATCGACGCGAGCCGGGCGAAGGCCTTCGCCGCGCGCACCGACGTCAAGCGCGATCTCGGCAAGCTCGAGGCGCGGATCGAGGCGCGCGGCCCCACGCCGGTCGCGCGCGCGGCGCCGGCGAACATCGGCGAGCTACGCGAGCGCGGCGTCGTGCTGGCGGGCAAGCTCGCCAGCGAGCGTAACTGCGCGGAGGCGATCGAGCGCGGCGAGCGCGAGGCCAACGCGATGCATCGAGAGATCGACGACCTCGAGAAACGGATCGCCAAGCTCCAGGATGAGCGCGCGGCCGCGATCGCGCGCCAGATCGCGGCCGCGGGCCGCGCCAACAACGCGCGGATCCAGCTCGCCGCGCTCGGCGACCTCGATCAGGTTCGAGCCGAGGTCGCCGCGAACGATCGCGCGCTCGCGGACGTGATGGGCGCCGAGTCCCGGCGGCTCGCCTACGTCGCGACGACCAAGGCCCACCGCGAGCAAGATGCCGAGCGCGTCAACCTCGCCGCCCAGGTCGCCGACCTCGACGGCGATCTCGCGCTCGCCGACGCGACCAAGGCCGCCATCCTCTCGAGCACCGCGCTCCCCGTCGACGGCCTCGGGTTCGACGACACCGGGATCACGTTCGACGGCCTCCCGTTCGCCCAGGCCAGCGGCGCCCAGCGGATCCGTGTGGCGCTCGGGCTCGCGGCGGCGAGCGCGCGCGACCTCCGCGAGATCTGGATCAAGGACGGCGCGCTCCTCGACGAGGACTCGCTCGCGGCGATCGAGGCGTTCGCGATCGCGCGGGACATGCGCGTGTGGATCGAGCGCGTCGGCGAGGCGGACACGGACGCGATCGTGATCCGTGATGGCATGGTGCGCCCGTGATCGTCGTCGCAGGGCTCTGCGTCCAGCCCTACAGCCTGGGCCTACCGGGCGTCGGCACCGTCGGCGCGCCCGCGTTCTTGATGGGCCTACGGAAGCCGAGCAAGCTCCGGCCGTCGATGTACGAGTTTCCCGGCGGAAAGGTCGAGGCCAGCGACGCCGGCGGCGAGCCGGCATCCGGCTACACGCCGCACTACACGGGACCGGAGACGAGGCGCATCGCGCTCGCGCGCGAATGGCGTGAGGAGCTTGGCGTCTCCATTGCCGTTGGCGTCGCCGTCGCGCATGCCTCGTTCGAGATCGAGGAGCTGGTCGAGATCTACTGCTACTCGGTCGCGTTCGTCGAGCGCGACCCGAAGCCCCAGCCGCTCGACCACACCTCGATCGGCTGGTTCGATCTCGAACACGCGATCCGCCGCATGCCGTGCACGCCCGGCACGTACCTGGTCTATGGCCAGATCAAGCAATGGTTGCGCGCCACGGGCCAGGTGACGCCGTGACGCGATCGCGAGCGGATGACGATGAGGCGGAACGCGAGGCGGAACGCGAGGCGAATCGCCTGGCACATCGCGCGCGCCAGATCGGGAAAGTAGAGGTGACGGCCGGCGAGCGCGGCGCGCGCCAGTGGCGTGATCTCGGGTTCAAGAAATTCGATACGATCCTGATCGAGGGGAAGCTACGCACCGTCGGCGCGGCGGTCTTGTTCTCGCGGCGTCATGGCGAGTTCGGCGCGAACTTCCTTGGCGTGACGTTTGGGGCTCGGGATCTGGAGAGCATGGAGAGCGCGATGCGCAAGCATCTCGCGGCCGCCGAGTCCTACACGTTCGAGCGGTTCATCGAAGTGGACTACGACGCGAAGCATCGCGCACGACGGACGGGACTCGACGGCAAACGGTGGGGGTCGGAGAACGAGGCGGAGCCGATCTCCGGGTTCTCGATCGAGTTCGTCGTGTATGAGATCAGCAACGAATTCCCGACGACGTATCACGGCGGGACGTATCCCGCGAAGGTATGGCGCCGGATGGAACTCACGGGCGATGAGTGGACGGTCGCCCACGAGGAGACGGTCACGGTCCGGCACGAGTCAACGCGGCGCCTGATCCCGTTCACGGAGTCGCGATACAGCACGCTGATCGCCGTATCGGAGGCGCTCCAGGGACTCCACGGGAAACTGGAGAGCATGTTCGGGGACGGCGTCGCGGATGCGGCGCTCGTCCTGGACGCTCTCGGGGGCCGGTTCCAACTCGGGGCCGGCGCACCGACCGATCCTCCGCAGGATCCCGGCCCCACCGCCCACAAGGCGCGCAAGCGATGAGCGACCCGGCTCCGCCGAGACCTCCGACCCCTCGTGAGGTGGCGCGCTTTCGCCGTGCGTGTCGTGACCTCGCTAAGCTGGCCGCGGTCGGCTGGACGCTCTATCTGGACGGATCGTCCACGATGCACATGATGAGCGGCCCATCACACGATGGTCATGGCGAGGCCAGGCGCGATCGCATCCTGGAGAGCGAATCGTGCGGTGCCAGCGGCGGCGACTGGTGACGTTCCCCGCGATCACCTCGAGCGACGGCGGCCACCGCTACCGGTGCGGCTCGCTCCTGATCCTGCTCACGCCGTGCGGCGGGTTCCGCGCGGCCGTCGTCGCGATCCACAACGGGATCCTCGCCGCGGTCGCGGGCGACGCCGACGACCTCGACGGCAAGCACAACCGACCGCCGCCGGTGATCGATCCGGTCGTGCTCTCGATCGACCTCCCCACGCCGGTCTGGCAGCGGATCGCCGCCCAGGCGCGCGCCCGCGCGATGTCCGACCAGCACTACGTGCGGTCGATGATCGATGAGCTGGCCGCGACGCTACCGGTAGCGGTCGACGACGGGTGACGCGGCGGCCGGACGCTACCGGTGGGAGCGGTCACCCATCGGATGCGATCCCGGTTCGCGAATTTCGTTGTTAAACATGTTGACCAGTCATGCGCCGCTCTGATAGTCATAGGTCATGAGCAACGCAACCGACACCGTCCCCGCCGCCGCCAACGATGACACCGCCGATTTCGGCTCGATGATCGAGCTGGACCTCGACGGCCCGCCGACCGCGGGCGGCGCCGCCCATGTGGTCCTCTCCGCGGAGCCTCCGGTGGTCCGTGGCGTCCGTTGGTGCGAGTGCAGCCTCACCGCCGGCCGCGCCGCGCGCGCGACGGTTCGACTCCTCGACCGTGAGGTGTGCGCGACCTGCTCTCGCCCGCGTCACCCGGTGCCGACCCGCACGACCCGCCCGGTCGACCTCGCCGGAGAGCAGGCGGCGGCCGTCGCGGCGGTCCAGGCCCCGGCCGAGTTCGCCACCCTCGCCCAGGAGGCGGCGCACAACGCGGCCTCCGCCGGCCTCGTCCGGGGTGGCGTCCTCCCCGGCGACGTCAACCCGGTGGCCGGCTACAACGTCCCCGTCATCGCGGCCCGCGGCCAGGCGACCCGCTACACCGTAGAGAGCGCGGCGGCGGGCGCCCTGCGCGCGACCGGCGCCGCGCCGACGGCGGCCGGCGTTGAGTACCTCACCCACGGCCAGCTCATCGCCGGCGTCCAGGAGGGCGCGATCGGCGGGCTCGTGTCCTGGTCTGGCCTGGGCTCGCTCACCCGCGGCCAGATCCTGGAG